AACCGATTCGGTTATGTCTAAATCAAGGCGAATCTTCCTTGCAACCGATTCGGTATCAAGTGGGATTTCCTTCTCGCTCATGTAGTAAAGGTCAAGCAGGCGTCGGTACGCCAAGTCCTCAGCATCAGACAGATGCACTGTGTGTGTGAGGTAGTCACCGATGTGAAATTTGTACCATATCATTTCGCTGTCTTTCCAAAGATGTCTGGGCGCAACTCCGCCCGCTTCACTTTCCTGCCTGTATGCAACTCAATGTCGCGTGCCAGTTCGGGACTAGGCAGTTGTCGCCCCGTAACAATCAATGAAAACCACGTCTTGCTGATGCCCAGCTTGCGGGCTAACGCAATCTTCGTCCCCCTTGGTTTGTCCTGAAAATATTCGTTTAGAGTCATCGGGTTCCTTTCTTGGTTAAGCGGATGTTACACTAAAAAAAATTGTTGTGCAACGTCAGATTAAACATGATACACTACGCCCAGTTTAACTTGAAAGCGAACATATGACTAGCGAATACGAAATGCATCAACTGATGCTTGAGAGGCAACAAATGCTTGAGGAGGCTCTAGAACGGGCTGAGACAGGCGTTGCAACCGAGGACGACTGGAACATCATCCGCCACGAGTGCGGACTGTCCAAGAGACCTATAGTGACTTTAGAAACTGTAACCCTAACTAGGAGCGAATGATGGCTTTAATAGCGAAAGAAAGCGGAGGCGGTGGTGGTGAATTTACCCCAGTGCCACAAGGAATGCACCTTGCACGGTGCTACCGAGTCATTGACTTGGGAACTCAAGAATCAACCTACCTTGGCACAGTCAAAAAACTGCCCAAAGTGATGTTGCAATTTGAGGTGCATGGAGAAGACGACGCGGGCAAGCCCATCGTCACAGCCAAGAATGAGCCTATGTCCATCAGCAAGAACTTCACGCTCTCGCTGGCTGAGATGGCTACTTTGCGCAAAGACCTGCAAACGTGGCGTGGTCGCGAGTTCACACCCGAAGAGTTGCGTGGCTTTGAACTCAAGAACGTGCTGGGCGCGTGGGCGATGATTTCGGTCATCAAGGCGATGGGAAACAACGGCAAGGAGTACACCAATGTTGCCGCCATCATGTCTGTACCCCCAGCAATCAAGAAGGCTGGGATGCCCCAAGGTCACAACGACTTGAAGTTGTTCTCAATTGACGAACCCGATATGGCGCTGTTTGACAGCTTCAGTAGCGGTTTAAAGGAGAAAATCCAAAAGTCGCCAGAGTGGCAGGGTCGAGGCGGTTCAAGCGCTCCAGCGCCCTCTAAAGCCCCTTCTAGTGGCTTTGACGACATGGACGACGACATCCCGTTCTGACCATGAGGCTTATGCGTAACCAAAAAGCGGCGCACATTGATTTCTTTCAGTTCAAAGGAATGATTGAAACCAATCCCAAGGCGACGCCCTGCGACATTGACATGATTTTTGAACGCAAGTGCAAATTCTTTGTCGGTGAGTGGAAGCGGGAAGGTGAAAGCATCAGCCAAGGACAGGGGTTGCTTCTGCGCAATTTGGCAAGGCAACCCCAGTTCACGGTCGTCATCATCCAAGGCAACACGGACGGTGAGATGGTGGTCGAGAAGTTTGAGCAACTTTGTTCAGACGGTCGTTTTAGGGTGCGTGGCAAATCTGTTGATGACCTCAAAAAGTTTGTCACGCGCTGGTACAACTGGGCAGACGCCCAAGAATTTCAATGAGGAAAAAATGTCACTAACAACCCCAGCAATACGCGCAAGCGAATCAAATCACTGGTACACCCGCGATGGTGCGCCACAGTACACCGTAGAGGCTAAGAAGGGCGGGCAACGCAACACCACTCTTCGTGACGCTCGTACAATGAACTTGGTTCCCAGTGTCACTACAATCCTCAACATCGCCGCGAAACCAGCCCTACTGGCTTGGATGCAACAGCAAGTGTTGTATGCGGCGTTAACGCTTCCCCGACGCCCCGACGAGCCTGAAAAGGAATACATCGACCGAATCATCAACGATTCCAAAGAGCAGGGTCGTGCGGCGGCGGACGCGGGAACAGACATCCATGCATCCATTCAAGGCTTTTATGAAGACAAACCAACAGGAAAACACCAGCAGAGTGTTGACGCCTGCTCTACGGCAATCAAAGAACATTTCGGAGACCAAATCTGGATTTCTGAGCGCTCATTCGCGCATGAAGCGGGTTTTGGAGGTAAGTGCGATTTATTTTGCGCTGGCTCCACAAACGTCGTCATTGACATCAAAACCAAAGAGTTCACCGACCCCGCAAAGGTTGATGGATACGATGAACACCTCATGCAACTCTCGGCTTACCGAGTTGGTTTAGGCATCCCTCAAGCACGCGCCGCCAATGTCTTTGTGTCTCGCAACGTACCTGACCTTGTCGTGGTGCGCGAGTGGAGCGCAGAAGACCTTGACCGTGGCTGGGAGATGTTCCTGCACCTCCTGCAATTTTGGCAAATCAAAAACTCTCACAAATAAGGAATGAAAATGTTAAGCGAAGAAACAGTCAAACAAATCTTCTTCCAAAGCGACCGCCCCCGCAAAGACCCACTCATGGCGGATGAGGTAGACATCATGCAGTTTGCGCACAACATTGAGTTGTATGTGGCTGTGGAGTACGCACGCAAAGAACACGCACGTTGCGTGGAGATTGTCAAAGACATGAACCGCGCAGTTGGCGAGGCTTTGGACAACCAACGACCAGCATAAAAAAAGCCCCCCAATTAAGGGGGGCAAAGAAGGAGAGCGGCAACTGCTCCTTAAATCACTCTTCGGGCGGACGGTCTTTCAACAGACGTCTGCCCAATTCATATGTACCTAGACCAAGCCCGCCAAGCACGCCAGTGCCTCGCACCTTGGACATTGTTTTGCCCGCTGGGGGTAGCACAGCCGCCGCCGCCGCGCCAGCCTCCAGAGCCTTTAAAACGCCTTCGCTGGTATCGCCAGCTTTGAACCGCGCCAAGGCTTCTTGGTAACTCATCACGCCAAGGTAACCAGCGCCAGCACCAACCCCAACCCGTGGCAACGCGCCCATCTTGGCGGAGCCTGCACCTACGTTTTGGAGAACGCGCCCTGCGGCGTTTGGTTGTTCTTGCGCACGCGCCAGTTTTCGACGAGCAACCTCTGCGTCTGTCTCAGCTTTGGTAAGCGCTTTTTGAAGGGGAGCCACCGCTTTAGTCTGCCCAGCAATAATGTTGTGTCGCTGACCAACTCGCGCACGCTCTTGACGCAAACGCTCCAACTCAGCCTCGTGAACCATTCGCTCAATCTCCAATCGACGGGCTTGCGTCTCTTGTTGAATGCGTTGCGATTCAGCTTGACGCTCTAACTCAGCTTGGCTTTCTTTCGTTTGACGGTCTATGTCAGCTTGACGCTCCGCTACTGTAGTTGGGGGCAGTTGCAGTTGCACGCCACCCTCAGTGGTTACCAAGCCAAAGTCGCCAGCGCCAAGTTGTTTGATTTTTTCTAAGTTTGCAAGGTCTTGGTCAATCAAAGCCTTGCCACCTGTTGGGCTGTCTTTTGATTTTCCTGTGGCTACATCAAGAATGGCTTCAGGCAACTGATGCTGTTGACCAGCTTCTTGAATCATCCAATTTCTTGTGCCTGAGTCGCCTTCGATTTTTGGGCCACTTGCCCGACCCTCACGAGTCACTTGCGGAAAAGGCGACGATGGCGCAGGCGTCTCAACTACAGGTGCAGTTCTAGGCAATCCCCTCAACCGCTCTTGAGCCAGACGCTGTTCGTTTTTGAGACGCTCAAGTTCACTTTGACTTTGCCTAAAGGCATCCTCAAGGTTTTCCGTGCCTTGTGGAACGGCGCTCTCCAAATTAAGACGAGCCAACTCCAACTTATCTTGAGCGGTAAGGTTTGCCTCTTTTGCTTTTCCAGTGTCGACTTTTACCGCCATTTCTGGTTTAGTCATGGGCGGAAACAACAAATTGGTTATTGCTCCAGCACCAGCGCCAATGTCAGGGGCAGTGAGTCCACCTTGCTGGTCTTCTGGGTTTGCTTCTGGTTTTTTGTTTTTTGCCGCCTCTTCTTGCTCACGCTTGAACTTTGAAGACTCTGATTCGTAATTTGCAAAAGGGCTTTCGTCTTTTGAAGCCTCCTCCCCGCTGACTGGAATTAAGCCCGTCTCTTTGTCGTCATCAAGATTAAAATTCTTAGACACGCGCAAAGAATAGTTGTGAGTCTCTTGAGGCAAAGACATGATAGCTTTGTCTGGGTCTGCCTCGTACGACTTCATAAAAGTTGCCACCGCTCTTGGGCTGGCGTTATACAGCGCTACCGCATTGCGTGGGCTTTTGTATGTGGTCAACAAGTCTTTGAGAATGGCAACGCCACCCTTGATGTTGCTATCCTCGTCATCAGGATTGATGTCAAGTTTGTATTTTTTGTTGTACAACTCTGCCGTGTTAGGCATGATTTGCATGACGCCCTTTGCTCCAGCAGGCGAGGTCAAAACGCCGTCCTTGCCATAGTGAGTAAACTTCCCACCAGTTTCAGCTTCTGCAATAGCAATCGCTAAAGCAGGGTTGACGCCTTGACGCTCCGCCTCCTTAGCAATCTTCTCCACCATGCTGAACTGGGCTGGAGACAACTTCATCAGTTTTGCGTCATCCATTTGTTTTTCCTTTTGCTTCACGTTCTTTTTTCAAACGCTCTAAGCGCTGAGAGTACGTTTCGTTCTTTGGAGGCTCTTCCGTAGGAATTGGAGTAGGCGTCACTGGCTTAGGTGGAGCGCTGGGAGCCGTTGCAGGCTTAGGTGGAGCCGAAGGAGCGGGAGGTGCGGAAGCCGCTGGTGTTTTCTCTTTTTTCTTTGGAGACAACAAGTCCAAGTTTTCTTCACGCACGCGGTCAAGCAACTTGCGGTAATCCGCTTTGATTGCTTTGTAGTCATCGTCAACAAGGAAGTCGTTATAGGTGTACCCAGACTGCTTGCTTTTTTGGTTCCACAGTTTGAAGCGTTCCTCGTCAAACATACCTTGCATCTTGAGGGCGTCAGACTTTAGAATGATGGCGCGTTGGCTGTCAGACGGCAACGCATAGATGCCACCCAACAGTTTGGTTTCGTAGTCAGAGGTGGAGCCTTCGCCCGGTGTCCTATTCAACTGACGACCACGCGATTGCAACTGTGCGCTCTTCTGCATGAACATCTGCAACGCAGTCAAGTCGTTGCCGCCAAGTTCGTACTGCTTGATAGTGCTGGCAGGAAGGTTGATGTTGAAGTTTCCAACATTCACGCCCTCTTGCACAGCGCGTGCAACAGCGTTAGCAAGACCGGGGCGGTTCATAATGTCAAACACCAACGGATTGTTCTTGGCATACCCAATCATGTCATTGGCAATGTTGCTGTTCTCAAACGCCGCCTCAGCTTGCAAGCCCAGACGTGAAGCCATTTTTTCAGCGGCTTCAGCGCGACCAGCCGCAGTCTTAGTTGCAGTTTCTTTTTCCGCTTCAATTTCAGTTTGAGATTTAGAGCGAGGAATTGGTTCTGACGTTTCCCCAGCTTTAGGAATTTTGCGACCACGCACTTGCTCAGGGTCAAGCCAACCTTTACTGTCGTAAAAAGAAAGTAGCTTTTGCTCGTCTCCATCAGAGAAGTATTGCTTGAGAGCCGCGTCGTACTCTTTTCGCTGTGCGTAGGTCATGTCTCGCTCAGTGCGAGTTCCGCGAGGGGTGACTTTAGTTGTTGACTGTTGCAATTTCTCTTGTTCAATGCCCAACTTCTCGCGTTCAATGCGGTTCTTCTCTTCACCCTCTTGAGCCTTGCGAATTTCTGTCAAAGTTGGAAGCATTTTTGGCGCAACGCGACTTGCCAACAACAACACTTCATCAGTGATTGGAATGCGTCCCTGACGAGCGGCAATCAACACCTGCTCAGACTTTGGCGCGGTAGCAACGTCGACGGGCGAAGCAGTGCCGGGGACTCTCAGCCCCCCAGTTGGTGTAGCCACAGCACCACCAGCAGGTGCAGGTGCAGTGCTAGGCTGTGCGCCACCGAGCAATGTGCTGATTAACTGGTCGCCACCCAACTGTTGGCGAAACTCTTGCTCTTTTGTGGCAAGTTCCATCTCCAGCTTCTGATTCTCTCGCTGGTGAAGCAATTCGCGCTCTGCGGCTGAACCTGCGTTCTCTGCGGCATACCCCAAGGACTCGCCAAAAGAACCCGTCTTGGTGGGTTTTAAGAAGCCTGCGGCGGTCTGCATCAAGACAGGGTCAAACAACCTGCTCTTGCGTGCGTCCAAACCCTCTCGGAGTCGCTGAAGAGTTTCGTTCATCTTCTCGCGTTGCTCTCCAAGGTCGTCAACAATCGTTTCTTTTAACCCAGTCGGTTGCGACTTGGTTATTTCTTCGAGGTTTTCAGCTTGTACCGCGCCCGCGTCAAACTTACTCCCAGCCTGATTTGGTGCGGCGGGGGGTCTTGCTTGAGCGGCGGAGGCTTGACCCAAACCACCTTGTGTTGGAATTGCCATTCTTTACCCCACTAAGTTGCCATCGGCATCGTAAAAATTACCCTTGCCATCGTGATATTCTGCGCCAGAAGGAGCCATTCCGCCATTGGCAAGACGTACCCCGCCACCTTGAGCCTTGCGCATAACGCCACCATTTTTCTTGACCGCTGACTGAGGAACACCGTATAGCGCGGCAACCAAAGAACCCAAGCCAGCAATTTGAGACAGCGGGCTGTTGGAGTAACCCTCAGAGCCAGTCGCTTGCGTGGTTGTACCCATAGGCATTTGATAGCCTTGAAGCAACTTAGCGAACTGCTGAGTCTGAGCCATTGGGTAATCAAGCAACTTCTGACCTTGAGCCTGCTGTTGAGCGCCATAGTCAGCCATAGTCTTTAGACCAGCGATGCCCATGCCCTGTTGGGCTTGACCTAAGTTCTCGAAGGCTTGACCAGCGTTAAGGGCGCGGGACAAGTCCGCTTGAGCCTGAGTGCCAGCAGTCGTATAACCCTGCTGGAGCGCCTGCATCTGCTTGCCAAGCAAGTCAGATTGGATGTCACGCAAAGCGTTTCCAGTAACTTGAGACTGACGACGTGAGCCAAACTGACCAGAGCCAACAGCCGCCGCGCCAAGGTTTGGCAGGATGTTTTCTTGTACGTTCCGTTGAGTCAAGCGCCCCATCTCGTCTACAACTGCGGACTGATAGGGATTCATGTAGTCAGCAATGACGTCAGGAACGGTTGTAGCGCCCGCCTCGCCCAGCAATTGGGATGACGCACCCATAGACCCAGCGCCAGCAAACGCGACGTCTGGAGCCATCTGGAAGGCTTGCTGTTGCAAAGGACTAAAGCCAGCAATACCGCCCTGTTGGACAGCGTTCTGACCTAAGTTGGCAATGTCTTGCAGGTAGTTCGTGTAAAACTCTGGAGCCGTCTGCTGGGCTTCCGTCGTCTTGGTAATCGCGGGTAGTGGGTCACCCTGAAATAAGCCAGCCATTATTTTGCTCCTTTGAGATACGAGGTCAACGCCTTAGTCTTGGGCGGAATCTTATTGATTGGGGCAGAGCGCTTATGGGCGCGGATGCCCTCGCGGAACTTATCCAGAGCCTGTGCGCCTGCCTTGGTTGAGCCGTTGCCAATTTGCGCTACGGTCTCAGCATCAATCACATACTCACCATCCGCCAGCATAGCTGGGATGTCGTCGGACTGTCCATCGCCCTCTCCATGCACAGCGGAACCCTTGCGGAAGTCCATTCGACCTTGCACTAGCGGGACGTTGGAAACGTGGGGCAATCCGCCCTTACGCATTGGAGGAGGCATACCTTGTTGCTGAGGCATCATGCCCTGCTGGGGCATACCCTGCGGAGCCTGTTGTGCCATCTGCGGAGGCATTTGCTGTGGCAAGCCTTGTTGTTGCATCTGCTGAGGCGGTTTCTGCTGACCAATCTGAGGCATCTGCTGTTGAGGATTCATTGGGGGTTGCGGACGCATACCCAAGTTTGCCAAGATGTCAGCGGGTTGACCAAAGGTGTAGTACGAGGAGACGGGGGTCGACATGGACGACAAGCCACCAGAAGCCATTGCTGGCTCTTCGGCAACCTCTTCAGTGGGGACTTCTTCGTAACCGTAGTCGCCTTCGTTCACGGGGTTGTAGCCCGGTGCGTTTAAATTCCGCAACAACTCTTCGTTTGGCGTGTAGTCGTTAGCGTCAGTGCCGTAATCCTCGTAGCCAACAAAGTTTGTCGGGCCAATCCCAAAGTCAGTTGTGCGTGGGTTAATGATGCCTACCTGCGACATATCCACGCCTTGGTTTTGCGCACCACTGCCACCGCCACCAAAGTCGCTACCAAGCAACGAGGCTATCAAAGCACCCGCACCAGCGGCTCCTGCGGTTGTTCCAAGTGCGCCAGTCAGAGTGTTCAAGAAGTCAGAGTCAAGACCCCCTGTAGGGGCATCTGGGACTTCCGCCGCACGGTATAGGACGCCGTTTTTAAATACGTTGCCCGCCGCATCTGTTTCGTATCTGTCTTTTTTGGTGCTTGCAGTTCCGCTACCTACGTTGGCAATTGATTTAATTTCTTCTGGAACATCAGCGGCGCGATAAAACTCACCATTTTTAAAGACGTTGCCCAAAGAGTCAGTGTCGTAATAGTCCTCTGTGGGATTTGTTGAATAACTGTAATCAGGGCTGACGTTGGTGATTGCACCAGTGTTTGGGTCAGTTGAGTACATATACTCATCAGTCATCATGTCGTAGGTATAGTTCCCAATGGTGTATGTGCCATCGCCATTGTCAACATATGAATCATTTGAACTTGAACTAGCCATAGCAACTGGGGTAGACCTCAAATAAGAATTGTTTACAGGGCCACTCTGTGAATACAAAGATTCATCACCAGTCAAAGATGGGTCATCGTATTCGCCATAGTTGTAGCTGACGTTCTGCCAATCTTGAACTTCTTCGCCAGTGTCAGAGTATCCGCCGTCCTCAAAACGAGGAACTCCGCCTTTTTTCATCATAGTAATCAAGCCCCCTTTTGCGCCATAGTCAATGTCGCTATAGTCAGTGTCATCGTAGGCGTAAACAGCATCGTCGGTGTAGTCCGATGAATCGTTGTAGATGTCGTAATTTGTATCGTCTCCAGCAAGAACTGTGTCGTCAAGTGAAGACCAATAGTCGTCGTAATTGAAATCAGTGTTCCACTCACCGTTGTCAGCCATTGTCCATACAGCGCCAGTGTCTGGGTCTGTATAGGTGTTGTCGGCATAAGCAGTGTCGTCTGTATAGGTGTCTGTATATTCAGAACCGTCAGCGTAGTATGCCAAGTCATACCCACCATCAGCATTCATGGTGTAGTAGTTGCCTTCATCGTCTTGATAGTACGTTGCGTCCGCAACAGTGGTGTCGTCACCAACAACGGTCTCATCTACATTTTCGGCAACGGTAGTGTCGCCAGTAACGCTACCAAGACCACGAGTTCCGCCACCAGTAGTTACTTCAGAGTCATCACCCCCACTAGCAACGGTGGTGTCGGTGGAGCCACCCGCAACAGTAATATTCCCGTCAGCGTCAGTGGTGTACAGAACAGAGTCATTCTCCATGCTGTAGGTTGTGTTGCCGATGGTGTACGTCCCATCCCCGTTGTCCGTCATAACATCAACGCCGCCTTCCGCGTTTTCGCGGTACAGGGGCATATTTGTTTCCATGTCAAAAGTTGTGCCATTGACGGTGTAGGTTCCATCACCGTTATCAATAGAGCCTTCAGGCAAGCCCAGTGACTCATCAGCAGGCGTGCCTTTATAAATATCAGTTGCTGAAGGCAAAGTGCTTGACCCGCCAACAGGAGGTTTGACCACGCTGGTTGGTGGCTTTGTTCCGCCAGCAGGTGGCTTGGCAGTTGAGCCAGCGGGTGACTTTGGCGTTACAGGAGCCTTTGGGACGGTAGAGCCAGCAGGGGGTTTTACTGTAGAGCCAGCAGGAGGCTTGACAGTGCCGCCAGCAGGTTGTTTTGTGCCGCCAGAGACAACAGGCTTGCCCGTAATCTTGTCAATAATTAACTTTGTCCCAGCACCAAGCGCCGCGCCCGTGAGCGCGTTTACCACCTTGTTGGTGGTGGTGTTTGTGTTTGTTTTTGTTGGCGTGACAGTCGGTTTTTTTACAACAGACGTAGGTGTTGTTTTTGTTGTTGGTGTAGTTGTGGTTTTTGTCGTGACTGCTGGTTTTGTGGTGACAGCAGGCTTGGTTGTCGTTGTTGGCTTAGTTGTGGTTGTCGGTTTAGTTGTAACCGCAGGTTTAGTCGCAACCGTCGGCTTTGTGGTCAACGGTTTTGTAGTTGTGGCTGGTTTGGTCGTAACCGCAGGTTTTGTAATTGCAGGCTTAGTCGTAGACGTCAGCGTTGGTTTTGTAATTGGCGATAAAGATGGCGACGTAATTGTTGAAGTTACAGGACGATTTGCTGGTGCGCCATTTCCAGACGTAGAAATAGAGGGGCGTGAGCCAGAGCCATCAGAAGTAATAGAGCCAGAGGTGCGACCAGTCAATGAAGGTCGGTCATTGAATTCTCGAATGACGCTGTCCAGCGGGGCGCGTTCAAGACCTCTCGCCTCTGGGAGTTGCTTGCTTGATGTGCGTTTTTTTAGAATAGCCATGTCTTATCCTGTCTTTTTCACCAATGAGGTCAAGCCTGCAATGTTGCTTACAGGGCTTAGGTTTGCGGTGCTTGCCAAAGTTTTGGGTGGGGCAACTGTTGTTGGCTTCTTAACTGGAACCGCTTTTTGAAGTGGTATCAACTTAGACACATCCATTTTTGCGGGAGGGGCAGACATCTTTGGTCTAGCACTTACCGTTTGCAAAGCGCCAGCGGGTTTAGCTGTTGTTGGACGCTTCTTCTGAGTCAAAGAAGACTTGAGCAAATTGCCCACAGTAGCGACTACAGGCTTTGTGAGGTCTGTAGGCTTGATGCCCATAGACGAAGCCATCTTGTCCTGCGGTGCTGTTGAAACAGCGTTTAGACCGCCTATAGGTTGCTCTGCTGTTGCGTCTGTTGCCAGTGTGTTAGTGAGCAAATTTTCAGAGATTGGAGCCTCTGAAACAACGGCTGTGGCTTGTTGAGTAGTATCCGTTGCAGGTTGCAACACATCTGAGACAGACGCCAGAGCGCCAGTTGGCAAGTTATTAGCAACTTCAACCGTCTCTGTTTCCTCTGGCAGATTCTCTGCAATATCTATAACGTCATCGGAAACCTTCACTGAGGTGTCACCCAACACTTCATCGTCAGAAGTTGCGCCTACTGTTGAAATTAAATCTTGGAAGTTAGACGTCGTCTCTCCAGTGGGCGCTTGCGCAACTATTGTGTCTGCGGTTGTGCCTGTTGTATTGGCTGTGGTATCAGCCAACACGGCGTCATCTGATACAGCATTACTAACAGTTGCACCTGTGCTTGTGGTGTTAGATAAAACGTCAGCGGTGTCAAATGTGCTGGTAGAAGCCGTGTTGTCAACGCCTATGTCAGACACTTTAACTTCATTTACAAGGTTGTTAGGGATGCCTGCGCCAGTAATGGTAGTGTCAACCGTTTCACCGTCGTCGCTTGATTCGTTCCATCCAGTAGCGGCGGTATTGAATTGTTGGTCAATCGTAGTGTTAAGTGTGCGAGTCCCAGCATCAACACCAGAGACAATTGCACTATTGGTAAATGACGTGACAAAGTCACCCTGACCAGTTATTTCAGAAGTTACGCCAGCAGAAACCGCTTTTACACCAGCGTTAAAGACAGAAGTTGCTTGGTTTAAATCCAAACCGCTATCCATTGCTAAGTTAACAATGTCTGGCTGAACATAACTTGCAACTTCGCTTACTCCGCCAGCAACCAGTCCGCCAGTGAAGCCACCAGCAAAACCATCCTCAAAACTACCACCTTTAATTTCAGCAATGGTTCCGTTGACTAAACCTTTGGTAATTGAGTCGCTGGCAACTTGAGCAAATGTTTCGTTTACTCCTGCCTCAATAAATGTTGAGGACACAGTAGAAGAAATAGAGTTAGTAATACTCGCGCCAGCCGAAGAGCCAAGATACGAAGTACCCATTGATAGGGCAATATCGCCTAAGTCACCACCACGCGCCCCAGTAATAATGCCTGACGTGACATAAGGAGGGATGCCTACAAAGGTTCCAGCAATAGAAAGCAGAACAGGAAGCGGGTCGTCAAGGACTGCTTGAACAACGTCGCCAACTTTTTCAACAGCTTCGCCAACAAAGTCAACAACGTCCTCGACAACGTCACCAACAGCCTCAAATACATCGCCGATTGCGTCACCAATTGCTTCTACAACTGCGCTCATGTTTATTCCCTTTCAGCCCGCTTTGGCCCTAACTTCACCGTCACGCGGAAGCCTGTTTTGGTTCGCTCTGCGCGATACCCCATACCTTCCTGCGGAGGGTTGCGAGAAATCGCTTTGAAAATATTGAAAATTGTCGGGTCTTCAAACTCGCTGACAAGAACGTCAAATCCCAATTTGTATGCGCCTTGGATGAAAGAGTAAGAATTCTCTAAGTAATTGCGGGCGGTGTCGGCATTTAATGCGCGGAAGACGCCAGTGCGACCGTCTCCGACATGGATAATAAAAAGAGTGTTGCCTTCGCGAAAGACGGATGTGCCAAGCACATTCATCTCTTTGACCATTGCCGCGTAAATTGAAGATGCTGGATGCGGTGACTTAGTCTCTTGAGCCGCAATCATCAAAATTGCTTCTACGCTCAATTCCTTTTTTTTGCTGTCGACTAGCATCACATCCCCTTAAAAATTGCGGCGGAATAGATGTTTCCCATTCCTGCCGCCAAACTCATTATCAAGCCATCAGGCGGAGTTGTCGATTCCGAAAGGAATACCGAATCGCTTTCCGTTCGGTTTTCAATCGCAGGGACAAATCCAGCTTTGATGTCTTGCAGTAAAAGTAGCGTTTCAAGTAATCCACTGCTACCCATCGTATGACCAATTTTTTGCTTATACGATGTCGCAATGAAATCTTGTAGCGTTTGGGTCAAGGCGTTCTTTTCAGCCTTGTTGTTGGACGCCGTTCCAGTTCCGTGGGTTTTGACTATTTTAATCTCATCAGGGGAAATATTGCCATAGCGCATTGCGCCAGCCATAGCCTTAATAAACCCCTCGCCGTCCTCACACTGCCCAATTGCGTTCGTTGAGCGCTCTGAGGCGCTATACGCCGACACCAGACGCGCATGGGGCTTGATTTGTTGCTGGGTAACGGCGTCGCGGGACTCGAATACCGCCAAAGCCGCTCCCTGACCAATCCGAAACCCAAAGTTGGTCGAATCAAAAGCGGATGGCTTTATGCCTTCCTCTTCCTGCTTTTCGGTCAATACAGCCTTGGAATCCCCAAAGAACTCCAAAACAGCGTTGGACACGCCATCCTCGACTGTCAACACAATCACACGGTCAAAGTTGTAAAACTGGATGAGATTTTGGACATCCATCATCACCTTGAGGCTAGAAGCGCAGGCGCTGGCATCGGTGGTGACCATATCCATATCGCCAAAGGATTGAGCGATACGACCCGCATAGACTTGCGTCAACGTGAATGGCAGGAACTTGTAGGTGTAAGTCAGGCGGGAGTTGTACTCCCTCTGACCGATGCCAGCAAAGTGTGCGTTGCCACCCGCAAGAATGAATGCGGTCTTGCCTACAGGATTCTCCCGTAGGTGGGTCAGCAACTCAGGGTCAAGCACCTTCTCCGCCAGCTTGTGGGGGACATATACCAGACCAGATTTTGTTCGGTTATAGGTGTCTGGGAACCAGTTCACCTTTTGGGGGTAGATGATGTCGTCAAAGAGTTCGACGTCTTGCGTGCAAGCGGTGCGGTAGTGCGTTAGATAAATCATTTGCACACCTCGACAACTTCTTCCATAGAGGCTGGCTCTTTGGTTTTATGAGCCATCACAAGGTCATGGAGTTCCTGAACGGACTTGGGCGTCCACTCCTTGCTGATTGCGTCATCAATGCCATAGAGTTCGTCAAAGTACATCAGCATGACCAGCCCGTCTAGGCTGTCCAATCCGATTTCCTGAAAGACGTCTTCCATCGATTCTGCAATGGATGTTTTGGCGTGGGCGGGACGAGCCACCTTTGCCACATAGTTAAAAATCTCAATGAAGTTCATGTTGCCGTTTCCTGTGTTGATTCGTTGACTGCTCCGACCAGTGCCTGCGCCCAGTCCTGCCAGTTCTCGTAGATGTACGGGCCGGGTATGCCCTCGTTCACAAAGATGTCGATGGCTTTTAACCCAGCCGCCCACTCTTTCCACCCCTCTTCGGGGGTATTTTGTGATAGCTGTTGCGCCGCATACGCCTCGCACATCAAACTCGACCAAGAGTCCCATGTGTGATACCGAGGGTCATATACAAGCGGAAGCGCCATATTAGTTTCCGAATGGTCTGACGTCGCCAAGCGTTACGCTCAACAACACTTTGCCCATTTGGTAATTTCCACCGCTCACGTTACTTCTAAAACGCAAACGGATTTCGCGCCGTTGCTGACGCATATCAATCTTGCCTGTGCTTGGGTCAAACGGATACTCTTCCGAGGGTACGTCTGAAGACTGAGCATAGGGTCGACCTGTGACCTGCAAGGTCATCTCCCCCTCTTGGACAAAGTCAGGCTCGACGCGCTCCAAGTTGACCCAGAAGTTCTCGCCTACGGGCGCGGTCTGGGCAGGCCCACCAGCCACAAAGCCTAAGTCACTGGTTTGGAAGAAACTGTCAATGGCGTTAGAAGAATTAAAAATAACCTCATCAGTGCCAGTTTCATGTTGCCACAAAGTAATTCTATTTGCGGTTGTATTGAACGTCACAGGAACGGTTGCAGACGCTGTTGCAGGCTTATTTAGCGTGACGGTAAAGAAGTTAGGGGTTGCGCTTGGTGCAATTGCAATTACAAGGGAAATGTTGGTGATGCCTGCGCCAATGACTTGCTGACCTATTGCTACCAAGTTTGTGCTTGGAATTTCAATGTTAGCGCTTGCATTTACAGTGGTTGCATTTGTTGAAAAAACTTCAGTCAACTCACTCAAAGTTGCCCCTGCATTGATGGGGTATGGAAACACTGTTGAGAAAAACCCTGCCGTTCTATATGCCCCCAAAGCGCCACCAGCGTCATACCAACAATCTTCGCGAATGTTGTAGATGATGCAGTCGTTGCACTCTTCACTGTCGCCCGATGGAAAGAACCACCAGATTTCGCCAAAGCGAGGAACCTTGTTGGCGTACACCTTTTGGCGCTGATTGTAGTTCAGGTTGTCAAAAAAGTAATTCTGGTTGAACGTGTTCTTGATTTCCTTGACCACACCGTTGTACAGCAAGAAGCGGTCAACGCCAATCCAATAGTAAATGCCGTCGTACTCAATGACGCACTGACTTGACATGATGGAAGACTGGCTAGAAATGATGTCATAACGCCAATAGAACGTCTGTGGAGAGCCTGCAACCGTCACCGTGGTAGGTGTGTAGCTAACTCGAATTAAAGAGTCCAGCGACCAAAACAAACCAGAAGGAGCGTTTGAGCCGCCTCGCACTGGCAGACCTTTGACAATCTTGGTGGAGGCTACGTTGGTCTCGTTGGCGTCCGCGCCGTTCCAATCAAATGGATTTCCAGCAACGCAATTCTTGATGAGTCCGTTATCTCCATACACAAAGACGTAGGGGTGCAAAACTACCACGCCACCAGCGACTTCAATGATGTCGCCTGTAGGGGTTGCTCCAGACGTGTCCCTTAACGGAGACATGGTAGTGCCAGCAATGTTTCCAGCCAAAACAGGGGTGTTGACCGTCTGGTCAATTTGCGCCAAGTTTTGACCGGGGTGCGCCAACAACAACTGATTGCCAGAACCTTGAGAGTCAAACGTAGCATCAAATTGCCACAAATTCAAATCACTTTCCGCAAACCCATCGTTAATTGTTGCAACTTTAATTGAAAAGCCACTACCTGTTCCGCCAATACTCGCGGCGGTTGCACTCAAAGTGTCGCCAACGGCGTACCCGTTACCAGCCGCCGTCAGCGTCACTGTAGTCACCACCGTACCAGCCACCACAATTGTTGCTTTTGCGCCAGAGCCAGAACCACCAGTCAAGGTCACATTGGTGTATGTCCCGTTGGTGTATGTAGTTCCGCCAACAAGCGTGTTGAGCGTCAAAATTAGACCAGTAAAGGTAAATTGTGATACACCAGAACCGATGCCTGAGTTGTCAATGTTGACAACCTCAATCCCGTTGTTGTAACCGTTAAAAACCTGATTGTTTCCGTCTGTAGAGTTGACGTAAATACCGCGTGAGTATCCATTTGCATCACTGGTGATGGCGCGGTATCCGCCAATCTTACGGGGACGCCCACGTTGAAAACGCACCCAAAGTGCGTCCGTGTAAAAGTTCATATCGAAAATTGTGCCGTCCCGCTGGACGCCGGGCAACGTGTCGATAGTAAAAACTTTTTTGGTCATGTAAATGTCCCGCCAGCAATACCCGAAGTAAAGGTTCCAGTTGTCCCAGAAACAGAACCAACAATTGCCAAACCAGATGCGGATAGCGTAGAGCGCAACACGCCAAGAATTGCATGGTTAAATTCACCAGACGCGGCGCGGTAAATACCCGTAGTCGGCTCAGAAGCAAAGTTTAATGATGGGTTAGAAACCGTACCGTTAAGCAAACTGATAGCTGACGAACCCGCCAAAACGGTGTTGGCGTTCACCAAGTTAACAGAGTCGCAAATTAGTGTGGCTTGGTTACCCGCGGCAATCGTCGCCGTTGATGCACCGCCCACGCCTGTACTAATTGTTAAGGTAAACCCACCAGCACTCGTTGCGTTTTGAACGTAATAAACCTGTACCGTTGGCGGAACAATAATGGTTACGTTACCAGTTAGAGTGCCTGTGTACTTCTGAATGACGTTTGACGCCTCCGCCGCGGTCAACGTATATGTACCAGTTGTCACCGCTTTCGTTAGTTGGGTAAAAGCAAATTGAGTGTTCTTGCCCAAACCAACCGTGTAGAAGGTAGAACCACTGCACACAATGATTGCAGAGTCAGACGGTTGGAAAATCAGAGAACCAGAACCGTTGATGGTGTTTCCACCAGTTCCAGACACAGTCAATGCGCCAGTTCCACCGTTTCGCAAGAACATAAACCAGTTGTCGCCAAGTGTGGCGGCAGAATCCAGCGTCAAGGTTCCTGCGCCGCCAGTCCACACATAAGTGCTGGAGCGGTCGGTTGTTAAAGCAGTGTAGTTAGAAGAGAAAGTAGTGACTGGCTGGCTTTGGTTCAGTGTCTGACCGATTGCCAACAAGCCGTAACCAGCAAGGGTCGCGGCGTCCGCACCAGAGGAACCAATGCCAAAAGCAATGATGCCCCATGTTCCCGCTGTGGTAGCGTTGGTCGTGATGTAGATGTACTGCGCTTGACCCGCGGCGACCGTGACAATGGTGTTCGCGCCAGTGTAGTCTTTGACCGTTACCGCGACAGCGCCGACGTTGCGAATCAAAGCATCCTGACCAACAGAACCCTGATTGGCTGGAGGCATCCACAACTCGTTTGCTGTGGATAGCGTCGATACTTCCATAACACGAGCGGCGGCGTCATCAGCAGTCGTGCCGTTGATAGGCCAAGTCAACTGCAAGTCCGCAGTCAGAATGATGCGGTTGTACGAGACATCCGTTGGTTGGATGACGTTGCCTGTGAAGGGGCTGTTAAAACTCATGATTAGGTATCCAATACAGTTGCTTGGCGGTCACCAATACGCTGGACATCTTCAGCCTTTAAGGTCTGAATGATGAGGTCATAGTTCTGTTGCCACATTTGCATACGCTCGTCGTTCTTGACATACGGCATAGCCTGCAACAAAGAACCATACAGCAACGCTTGCGGGGCGTAGGTGGTAAACCAATTGCTTTGGTTAGAAGAATCAAGCGGTTGAAGTCGCTCGTAGTACAAAACCTCAAACTCATACGCCAAATCAGGCGATGGGGCAACCAGCCAGTGGGTGTAATCATAGTCACCGTAATACTCTGGCGCACCAGTCACTGTGGCGTCTGGGTTGTACTCGCGCAGGTATTCGTACTTACGAAGCAGTACAGGTTGTTTTTGCCCATTTACAGTGACGTTCATTGAAACTGTCTTGTGCCAACGAGCAGGCTTATCAATGATAGGCTGACCTATCACCATGTTGGAGGTTTGAACGGTCAGGTTACCAAGGAACTTAATTTGGCTGGCAATGATTTGCTCTGCCAGCATAATGAACAGCGGAATCTTGGCAAGAGTATCCGCATCAGTACGGTTGAGGTAAGACTGAATGTTTTCGACCAAAGAGTCGTAAGTCATTACCGATGCGGTTGCCATATTTACCCCACGTTTCGTTCAAAATGTGGACAATCCACCAATGATTTAAAGTTACCGCCCCAACGGTTTTTGGGGTGCAAAGTCTCCCAGTAAGCACCTAATGGCGCAAGGATGACCTTGTCCCATATTATCTGTCCATCCTTGAAGAAATTCAAGTCAATGGCACAGCGCTTGAGGTGGATAGAATTCATGGTTTTGGAGCGACCCGCCTTGACGTGCAGAGCCTGCTGTTCAGGGGTTCGGGCAAGTTCGCCTCCAGTAACCATAAAACCTTGCTCTGTGGCGTATTTGATAAGGGCGCAGGCATCCAGCAGGAACGCGGCTTGTTCTTGACTCAGGCTCATTCTTTGTCCTTTCTGCGCATCTCCATGACCTTCTCAACGGTGCGACCACCAAAGTAGGCGGTCATAACCAACATACCCCATTGACCAAGCAGGTTGACGTAGGACTCACTTATCTTGTATCCATAACCGTCAAGCAGGGCAAATATCAAATAGGCAGTCAGGAGGTACACCAGTGTGCCGGGGCGCACATTCTTCGACAGCCACGAGTCAGAGGACATATCAGCCTGCCAACGCTTGGAGACATTGTCTTCTTGGTTTGCCTGCGCCTTAAGCAACGCCGTCAACTCCTCTTGCTCAATACGAGCCTTCTCAATGCCCAACTCAAGCAAACGCTCTTCGTGGTCGTATTGAAGTTGGCGCAACTTGGCAACTTCAGCGTCAGACGGGTTGTCGGAAATCTTGACGCCAAGGGCGTCTTCAACGACTTGCTTGCCCTTTGCTTGGATTGCAGAAGACAAAAGGCCCAGACCATTCTGAGCCAATGTACCAAGGAGGGATGCGACTATTGGAATCATTTTTTACCCATCTTTTCGCGTTCTTCAAGCAATCTGACTTTGACTTGCAACTCGTTAATGTGCAACATCAAGCCTTCTTTCATAGTGGCTCGGCGCTCCGCAGAAATAGGGCTGTCTGTAGGGACGCCCTCTTTGGTTATCAATGCAGGCATTGCGCCCTCAATTCGTGTCAACCGTGTGGAGAAGTCGTTCACCTGACCTAAGAGCCAAGCAAGGGACGCCACGATGATGGGTATGACCGCCTTGAGAACATCTGCCCAATTCATAAGCCAAGCACCTTCTTAATGAGTTCACCAGCGACGCCGGGGCCAAACAACACGCAGACAATCACGCCATACAAAAGGTACTCAATCTTGGTCATGCGCTTTGAGCCATCGTCAAAGCGACCCTGAATGCCCTCATAACGCTGGGCGCAGATTGCTTCGTGGACGCTTAGACGCTTGTCAGTCTCCGAGGCAAGTTCGTGAACATCCGCCATCTCATTCGTCTTTCTGCTCTGCCTCTGGAGGCTTTGCGGCTTCTTGAACAGCCTGAATCAGATGAAAAACTTCTTGATAAGGACGAGCGCCAAGGTAACCAAGGACTTGATTTACGATTTCAACTGGTAATTCAATTTTCATTTTTGTTCCTTAGAAAGTGATGGAGCCTGATGAAGTCCATTGGTAAATGCGATAACCACCAGTCACGGTAATTGTGGGAGAACCTGTTGTTGCAGATGCCGCAGGTGCTGAATCAACATAGCGAATAATTACGATGCCAGAACCACCCGCACCGCCAGCATAACCGGGGCCACTTGGGTAAGAGCCACCACCACCACCGCCACCAGTATTAGCGGTTCCAGCAGTTCCAGTATTAGTTCCAGAACCTCCAGCGCCACCACCTCCAGCGCCACCAGCACCCGCTTGTGTATCTGGGGTTGAGCCTGCGTCGTTAAATCCGCCACCACCTCCACCAGCGCGAGTAACCGCACTGCCTGTAATAGAAGATGATGAGCCAGCACCTCCAGCGCCAGCCTGTCCAACTGTGCCGTTATCACCCGCCGCGCCAGCGCCACCTCCGCCTCCATGAACTCCGTTTGGAATACCATTGCCACCATTGTTACCTTGTGATGGTGAGGTTGATGGAGTATTTCCTGCGCCACCATTTACTTGATATCCGCCACCGCCACCTGAGCCACCTGCGCTTCCAGTTAAAGATGTCCCACCACCACCACCACCACCGCTAGAGGTAATGGTTGAAAAAACAGAATCTCCGCCGTTTGAGCCATTGATTTCAGGTACTCCACCAACGCCACCAGCACCTACAGTTACGGTAATTGCAGAGCCTGTTGCAACAGCAAGTCCAGTTGATGTTCTGTAACCGCCTGCGCCACCACCACCAGATGAACCGCCACCGCCGCCGCCGCCGCCAGCGATGACAAGATATTCAATAGTCGTAGGAAAAGGCGGGACAGGCCAAACACCCTGCTTCTGATACCCAGCCTGTTGTGAAAGCGTCCACATCCCCTGCGCCGACGATGTCGATACAGTTGGTTCGTTTTTACTTATAAACCCACCGGGGTACTGTTCAGACATCTGTCACCTCAATCCAAGCAACAGTTGGTTCATCCCAACGATAAAACTTGCCATCTTCAACAGGCATGGGTGTTGGAGCATTCCACAAACAAGTGTCTTCATTCAATGTCCAAGAGGCAAATGGCTTGGGGGGAATAAATGCATCACGCTGGGCGTCGTAGGTATAACCAATACCTGCGTAGTTTTTACGCAAAGGGCGACCTTCTGGGTGCTGACCACCTCGTGTGTTGTACGAAGTCTGAACCCAGCCCGTACCAAACATACCAGAGTCAATTACATCTTGTTCAGCAACGATAACTTGTGTGACGATGCCGTTTTCTACTTGTGCAAAGTGTGCCATTTTTGTTCCTCAGAATGTGATTGAACCAGATGAAGTCCAAGTATATGTACGGTAGCCACCTGCTACGGAAATAGTAGGTGAGCCTGTTGTGGAAGTTGCGGCTGGATAAGAATCCGCATAACGAATAACTACAATACCAGAGCCGCCACTTTGTCCGTAAGAATAAGTTCCAGAATTACCATTACCACCAGCCCCACCGCCAGTGTTTGTTCCGCCATTTTGTCCTTGCACCGAACTATTTCCAGTGCCGCCATTACCGCCACCGCCAGCGCCACCAGTGCCCGGGGTTGCGCCTTGGGAACTACCTCCAGCGCCGCCACCACCAGCATAAGTGTTTCCGTCAAACGCTGTAGTGCCAGCACCGCCATTACCAGAAGGTGTGCCAGTTGAATTTCCCCCTACTGCGCTTGCGCCTCCACCCCCACCACTTCCATATGGAGAACCTGTATTTCCTGTGCCGCCATCATTACCCTGCCCAGCAGTTCCAGCACCGCCAGTATTAGTACCAGCACCAGCACCACCGCCACCAGAGCCGCCAGCGCGGCCATTGCGATTTGCAGAACCAGCGCCACCTCCGCCGCCACCAGTTGATGTAATGGTTGAAAACACTGAATTGCCACCATCACCACCCGCAGTGTTGTAATCTGCGCCAGCAATACCGCCAGCACCAACCGTGACAGTAAGAGTCCCCAATGGGGCAGAAAAACCAGTTGCGGTTCTAAATCCGCCACCGCCACCCCCAGCGCCTCGGTCACCGCCAGAACCACCGCCACCAGCAACAACCAAATATTGAATAGGCGCGGCAAAAGTAGGGAAAGGCCAAGTGCCACCGCCTATGGCCTGCAACTGCTGTCTTGATGTCCAAATACCAGAATAATTAGGCATTGGTTACCTCCACCCAAGATGTTGTAAGTTCATCCCAAGTGTAGCGTTTGCCATCTGTAGGGAATGGTGTAGGCGCTTCCCAAGTACAAGATGTTTCGTTTAAACCCCAAGATGGAAATGGCTGGGGCGGTATAAAAGCATCGCGCCCAACATCGTATGCGTAACCAATACCAGCGTAGTTTTTACGAAGCGGAGTTCCACCATTTTTGTGAATGCCACCAGAAGTGTTGTAACTTGTGCGCTTGCAAGTCTGACCGCGAAATTCACCGTAGTGTTGCTCCCAATCAATACCGCTTTCGCCTTCGTCTTTTCCTACAATAACTTCTGTGACGATGTTGTTTGAATCTAAGAATGCGTAATGTGCCATGTTTATTCCTTAGACAGTAACTGTTCCTGTGCCAGCGGTAAATGTATAGATGGTGTTACCGCCAGAAGTTGTCTTGGTATAGGTTAAGCCACCACCAATAGATGCAAAATCAGCACTTGTTGATGGGTAAGCAATAATTACAATTCCAGAACCACCTGCTCCACCCAAAGATGGAGTACCTGTTACTCCGCCACCACCGCCACCAGTATTGACAGTACCAGCATTACCGGGGCTAAAAGAGGTGTTTGCACTGCCTGTCGCACCGCCTCCAGAACCTCCAGTTGGGGTAGTGCCGCCGTTTCCTCCAGAGCCACCGCCTCCAGCGTAAGTTACAGAAGAACCGCTAATAGATGATGCGGCGCCATTACCGCCGTTTCCTACAGAAGAACCGCCAGTCGCACCTACTGCGCCTGCACCGCCGCCACCACCGCCATAGTATGGAGAACCGCCACCATCGCCACCGTCATTACCTTGGGATGGGCTTGTACTTGGTGTGTTACCAAAGCCTTTAGTTGAGCCGCCACCACCGCTTCCTGAACCACCACCACCAGAGCCGCCGTTGCCACCAGTAGGGCCGCCACTACCAGCGCCATAACCACCGCCAGCAGAAGTTATGGTGCTAAATACAGAACTATTGCCTTGGCTACCTTGCGTAGTATTGCTTGGGCTTCCTGCACCACCAGCGCCAACTGTTACTGTAAACGATGAGCCAATGGAAAAAGCAGAACCCGACCTAAATCCACCGCCACCACCACCGCCACTGTTGTAACCAGAACCACCGCCTGTACCACCACCGCCAGCAACTACAAGGTAATCAACTGAGGTCGGCGCTACTGGAACCGCAGGAGTGACGCTATTACTAGCCGCGCTTGCTGGGCCAGTTCCAAACGCATTTGTTGCAACAACGGTAAATGTGTACGCAGTCCCATTAGAAAGACCGCTGACTGTAATGGGAGAAGATGCGCCAGTGCCAGTAAACCCGCTAGGGCTTGATATGACCGTGTAACCCGTAATTGCTCCACCACCAATATCGGAAGGCGCTGTAAAAGTTACAGACGCACTTGTGTTACCAGCCGTGGCTGTACCAATCGTAGGCGCGTTAGGAACCTTCAATGGAAAGTATGAGGCTGTTAAAAACCCCGCTTGATAGCGCATCGACATAAGTCGCTCCTATCAGGATGTGATTGCTTCGTAAGACGATGTCAGTTCAATTGCGCTACCAGTGCCTACAGTCACCACAATGGATTGAGCCTCGCCAACATAAATGCTGGTGGTCTTATCAATGATGATGAGCGATGCGTTTGCTGGCACACTGATTTGGTAGGCAATGTCATAAGCCGTACCGCCACCACCAGTTGCGCTGTTGATTGACACCGTCACCGCAACGGCAGAGCCAGTCACATTGGCGGCAACAATATTGTTGACCTTATTGACTGTTCCAACAGCAGGAGTCAGCGCAGTCCATGTGGTTGCGGCTGTCGTGCTAGGAATTAAATATGTCGTGTTACCGTAGATTGAGGTTACATTGACTATGTTTGGGTTTGCCATTTATTGCTCCTTAGAATCCAAAAATCATCGCCATAGCGATGGACTTACCAGTGCCGATGCCACCAAGCGCAGAAAGCGCCGCAGAGGCAGAAGTTTGACCTGTACCGCCATTGGCAATCGCCAATGTTCCAGCCAAGGTGACCGCACCAGAAGTTGCCGTTGAAGGCGTCAATCCAGTAGTTCCTGCGCTGAAAGTTGTAACACCACCTGATGACGCCGCCCATGATGCCGTCGTGCCATTGGACGTCAAAACATAGCCGTTTGCGCCAATTGCAAGACGGGTTGCACTGTTTGTGCCGTTACCCAGAATCAAGTCGCCCGTTGTGGTAATGGGGGACAAGGCATTGAACGCCGCGCCTGCTGTTGTCTGACCAGTACCACCGTTTGCAATTGCAAGCGTTCCAGCAACCGTTACAGCACCTGAAGTAGCTGTTGAAGGGGTAAGACCAGTCGAGCCAAAAGAAATTGTTGTAACAGGTGCTGTGACAGCATTTGATGCCAACAACTTTACAACGCCTGCACTGTTTTTAAAGTACAACTTCTCGTCTACAGTATTGAGTGCTAACTCGCCAGCAACAAGATTGCCAGCAGACGGGACTGCCGCCGCAGTTGTGCTGTAGTACAGCGAAATAGGGGTGAAATTTACTGCCGCCATTAGAAGGTTCCTCCTGAGATACCGCCAGTTGTGCCTGTTCCAACAGTTAGCACGCTTGTGGATTGATTATAAGTAAGGTTTGCAGATTGAGCCAGTACGCTAGTGCTTGAGGCGTATAGAACCCCTTCTGCCGTGTATGACGACAAGTTGGTTCCTCCGTTAGCAACAGGCAAAACGCCAGTAACACCAGTAGTCAGCGGGAGACTGGCTCCTTGCGACAGGTTATAGGTGTCGCCAACTTGAATTTCTTCAATTGCAACACCATCAATTACGAGTGGGTATCGTGCCGTCATTTTCTATTCCTCAAAATAAAGCAACATTGACTATGGTTACGCCGTCATGCAACAAAACAGGCAAGTAGCCACTTGCAACTGAAATTTGTACCACAGAAGCATTGTGTAAAACAACTGGCAAATATGTGGGGTTCAACTGCCAATCAGGAGCGCTTCCAGTTGATTTTAAAACCCGACCAGCGACTCCAATTGGCAACTTTGTCAGTGTCGTAGAACCAGTGGCATAAAGCAAGTCACCAGCAGTGTATGACGTAATGTTTGTACCGCCCAAGTTAACAGGGACGGTAGTTAACGAAATGACTGTGCCAGAAACATTGATTGGCGCAGTTCCTGTATAGACTTGTGAGGTACTGAACTCCGCAAACTGAATATTGGAAGTACCAAATGTAATTGTTCCCGCAGGGGCGCTCAAAACATAAGCGATACCTTTGTTAACCGTGCCATTTTGTACAAAGAAATAATCGTTAAGGCTTAGTTGATTTGTGCCAGAACCGTAGGTATCCGCATCTGTTGCGCGAGTCAGAACCGTTCCGCCTGTTGCCCATGTGTAGACACCGTTTTGGATTTGATTGACTTGGTCTTTAATTAAAACCCGATTGGTGTTAACAAGCGTATAACCATCCAACACGGTCAATGGTGTGCCAAGTGTGAGCGTAGCCCCAACGCCAGCCGTGCCGTTGTTATAGGTGACAACTCCAGTCAAAGGCGCGGTAGTCGCCGCCTGCACTGGCTGGTGATACGTCAAACCCGTTGAGGTTGCGGTATCAACGTATTGTTTGGTGGCTAACTGTAATGCAGTAGTTGGGTCTTGCGTAACCGCAACAGAAGTCAATCCGCCCAAGGTAAGGCTAGAAGCACCAAGAGCAATTGCAGTTGTACCAACGGTCACAGATGAGTTGGTCAGACTTGCGTTTGCAATGTTGGTCAGCGTGTTTGAAGCCCCACTAATTGTCTTGTTTGTTAGCGTTTGAGCCGCAGTGTTAGTGGTTACTTGGTCTGAGACAACAGAGGCAGAAGCCATGTTGAACGCGCCACCAGTAATTGATTTGCCAGTAAATGTCAAATTAGTAGGTAATGACAAAACTGGTGTCTGACCACCAGTAGAATCTATTTCATTGGCTGTACCAGTTACGGAGGTCACCGCACCAATTGCAGATGCGGAGATTGCGGTGTTCACAATAGAGGTCACTTGACCTTGCGCGTTTACCGTAAAAGCTGGAACTTGAGATGAAGAGCCATAAGTACCAGCGGTTGCGCCAGTGTTGGCAATTGAAATCGTACCTGTGGAGGTGATTGGGCCACCTGTCAAACCAGTTCCAGTTGCAACCGAAGTTACTCCTGAGCCAGCGGCAATGGTTTGCCAACTACCGTTGATATAACCCTCAAACAATGCAAATGTAGTGCTATATCGCAACATTCCATTTGCTGGGCTTAGAGGTCGGTCTGCCGTAGCACCAGCAGGAACTAGCACGTTTGACGCACCGGGCAACTGGGGGTTATTGGCAATCGAAATTTGAGGCGTTGTTGATGAATTTACAACCGTAATCTGATTGGACGTTCCGCTCACAGAAGTGACCGTACCGTCACCTTGACCAAAGTTGTACCAGTTTCCGCTTTGAAAACCTTGAAAACGAGCGGTGGTGGTGTTGTAGCGAATCTGACCACCAAAGCCAACGGGTAGCTGTCCAGTCGTTCCAGAGGGTACAGCCATCGCGCCAGTGCCGGGCAACACGACGTTGTCAGCAATTGAAATCGTTGGGTTACCAGACTGACCATCGCCGTTTACAAGATTGACTTGACTGGCAGTTCCTGTAATTGTGCGAGGGCTAAGACCAGTCCCACCAATTAACGCCACCATCCCAGAACCGCTCAAGTTGGCAAGCGATGCAGGCAAACCACTCAAAGCCACCGTTGGATTGCCAGAAACGCCATCTCCGTTAGAAACGGACAGACCAGCGCCAGAAGAGGCTACAGAACGCCCCGTAATGGCTGTAGAAGACGTTTTAACCTGAATACCAGTACCAGAGTTCACCAGAGACAACAAAGCGCCTGTGGTGCTTATATTGAAAAGTCCTTGCGCTCCGCCGTCGGTCAAAGTCAATCCATTGGTAGCGCCAAAGTAGCGACTGTTGGGCAACTGCGGGGTCTGATTGACCGTCAGGTAGGTGTAGACCTGCGAAGGAGCGGAAGCAATTGCACCCGTGGTTGTTTGAACCGTTACGCCGTTTTGGACAATAGGTACAGACTCAGCGCCAGTGATAGCACCAGCGGCTGGGAGTTGGAGTATGGAAACTTGTGCTGACATTTATGTACTCGTATTGTCTGGGGGGTTAGGAGCAATCGTATCCTTATTCCCTGTGTTGGTCGGAGTTTGAGTGTTTTGTTCGGTCGAAATCTGGAACTGGCTTGAGCCGTCCATGTTCTGGCTTCCAGTCATCAGGAAGTTGTCGTTAGCCGCAACACTCACATCAGGGCGTGCAAACCGAAGGTTAATCCTTTCGGTTTTCCGTGCCGCCAAACGGTAGGGGTCAAGCGTGTCCCAGCATCCGTCGCCACAGACGCGAAGACCGGGGGAGTTCCCATCAGGTCTCAGATTCACATACGGCTTTTTCATCTTGCACCTATCGCACACCGCGATAGCAAGTGAAGTAAGACCGATTGTGTCCAAGAAAATAGGCATCCGTTACCTCGTGTAGACGGAAATGTTAGGAGCAAAGTAAATCGGCGACTTGTCGCGCTCTTCTTGCTCCGCTTCGTACAGGTACTTCTCAGCCATCTTTTCCAGATAACCAACCCTATCCATCGCTACTTGAGGGAGTTCGAGGCTCATACGGTGAGCCAGCATGAACACCACAGCCTCATACCAGCGCTGGGGAATCTGCAATTCGTCAGTCAAAGCGCCGACATCCATGATTTGGCTGGAGTACCACACAGTCATCTGCACAAAGGCGTTGCTGGGGGTAGGCCAAAGATAAATCGTCGGATTAGGAATAGTGCGGTCAAACCAAAATTGGTAGGGCTGGTTTGCTGTAAAGTTTTTGTTGGGCAGGTTGGTGTAGTCGTCGCGGTTTAGGCGAGACATCATCACTTCGGTGCTGTTGTTGCCGATGTACCACTCACGCAGGGCTAAAGTAGTCCCGCCAGAGGCAACGATGCGGTAAAACGGCACGTTTTGACCGGGGTCTATATCCGTCCACACCCATGTGTTGTCGGTCACCGCGACCGCTCCAAGGTTCTCCAACGTGGTGTAAGTCACCCCGTCAGACGAGTATTGGAGCGAAATATTCCACGTTGCTGACCCACCACCTGCAATGTAGGGCAAAAACCCAATAGAGCCTGCATAGATGGGGTTTGACGTCCCGTAATTGACCGTGAAGTTCCCGTTTGCAGAAGTCTGCTGGGTGTAGGTGTCAATGTTGCCGTCGTAGAGGTTTGCAACAACACCGCCTGCGGATGAGGTGTATGCCCCATCAGGGCGCGTCATCGTGCGATACAGCACGTTAAGCGTGTCTACAGCCCCGTCAGGCAGGGTGTAGCGGTATTTGTCTGGGGTGAGACCAATGACCTCTTTTTGGATAGCCCAGTATTGGATACCACGGTTGATTAGGTTTGACAGCAAAAAGCCAAGCGATTGACGGGCGGAAAGAACCTGCTCAGAAGTCAGTTCCTCTGCCAGCTTACCGCACCGACGAGCGCCGTGGTCAATCAAAGTTTGCACATTGACCGTTTGTCCGTAGGTGTCAGAGTACGCCATCTTTTCTTGTCCTTACCAACCGGGGCAGTCCCACCGCTTCAGCGATGCCTTAGCGCGTGGCGCGTCCCCTTTTGAATGTTCCACAACACCACTCATGCGTGCGCAAAAGGAATCCTTTCGAGCGCCACCTTTAGGCTGTGGAGCCTTTAAATTGCTTCCAGTTTCACGGTTGTATTTTGCCCGACCTTTGGCTGTTAAGCCAGCGCCTTTTTCAACGGGCAACTTCTCACCGCGACCAACTGCAAGATTGACTTTTTTTTTGCTCATTTTACTTTGGCGGTCTTTGCAGACTGCTTAAAGTCTTGAGCCGTTGGAGCGCCTTTTGAACCCACTCGACGCATCTTTTCGCCAGAACCTTCAGCGATTCTTTGACGTTTTGCATTGATGTTGTCATACAGACCGCCTCCTTTAAATTTCTTGCCCTCATCAGCCTTAGCAAACTCTTTACCGACTTTTTGAGAGATGCCCACCTTCTTAGCGAACGCAGGGTTATGTGCGACCGCCGCCATCAAATTGTGTTGGGAAGATGATTTGCTTGGCATGATTAAGCGGCATCGTATGGGTTGACATAGTGCTTCACCATCTCAAGCACAACAGTGTAAGTATCTCCTGCGCTTGCATCTAGTGTGGTGAATGTAATTGCGCCATCAACACCAGTGCTTGCGTTGTTGGTCAATCCGCCAATCTTTTCAAAGTCTTGCTGATAAGCATTATTTTGCGGAATGGTTTCAATGACAACAGGCGTATTAGCCTTCCACTTCAACACAACTTCCATGCCGTGAGTCAGCCCTGTGATTTTGGTAATCGTTACGCGATTGCACGCACCACCACCAGAACCAGAAGGAGCCAGAGATGCTGGGTTAACTTTGACGACGTTTGTCTCACCAGTGCCATCACTGGTGCTTGTAAATTTCATAATTGCAACACGCTCACCATCCATGAGCGTTTGACTTGCGACTGCATCAGCCATTATTTATCTCCAATTAGAAGTGGGAGCCGAAGCCCCCACTCGTTTTCAACAAGCACCACCGCCACGCTTTTTGGTTGCTGGCGTAACCGTTACAGACTCTTTGGTCTTGGTCACACTGTCAGCAGTCTTGGGCATGAAGTAGTCCTTTGCTTTGCCAGCAAGTTCTTTAACCATACTCAGAGGGTTCAAAGCGTCTTCCAGTTCTCTACTATGCTTTTTTGAAGCATCGTATGCACCTTTGGACATATCCATCTCTTTGTCGGAAATAGCGCCACCACCAGCCATCTTCATCTTGCCGTACTTGCTGTAAACCTCGTTGGACTGAGCCTTAGCCTGCTTCATGGCAGTCTTGTTCTCAGCCGCAAAGTTCTTTTGCAAGCGACCTTCAGCGGGGGTGACTTTGCCACCCTTTTTAAAAGTACCAGACAATTGATTGATGCTCACGGGTGTTGATGGCTTTTTAGCGCCTTGGGGCATCGCGACGGGTTTGCCTGAATTAACAGTTCCCCCCGTCGCGTAGGCTTTTTTTGAGGTTTTGCCTCCCGCTTTGTAGCCACCAGCGTTACCTAGTGCAACGCCACCAGTAGCGTAACCACCGCCGTTACCGTTCTTCACATCGCCAGTTTTGCCACTGGATTTGCCAGTGTACTCAGCAGTGTGCATCAAAGTATCGCGGTACTTACCGCCTTGATTTTCGGTATTGATGATGCCGTTACCAGTCACGCCACCTTTGGCGTACTTCTTAACGTCTCCACCCTTTTTGTAACCACCACCATTGCCAAGGGCAACACCGCCAGTTTTTAGACCTTTGTGACCCTTGCTGGCAGGCTTGGACTCGTGAGACTTCAGTTCTTTCTCAAGACCCTTCATCTTTGACATCTCAGCCTTGTGCGTCGCTTTAGACTCACCGCCCTCAGCCTTGCCACCTTTTTTCATTGGAGGCATAGCCATAGGAGCGGCGGCAGGTTTCTTGGGCATCATCGCCTTGCGACGTGAAGCCATAGAGGGCTTGCCCGGTGCGCGAACAGGAGCGTTAACAGCAGGACGACCAATCAAAGCGGGTGTGCCAGACATCATGTCCATAGCACCACCACCCATAGCCATCTTTTTGTGACCACCCTCAGCCATACCGCCTTTTTTCATGTTGACGTGACCGCCTTTTTTGAGTTTCAGAATAACTGAAGGCTCAGTGGTCTCCATTTTGACCATTGGTTTAAATTGTCCCATGTCGGTCTCCTTTAGGCTTGAGTTACGCCGAGAGCGCCAACGCGAGTCGCGTTAGGCCCAACAGCGATGGCTGGCAACAAGATTCCCACTACGGTGCGAACGATACCGTTCGACGCAGTAGCAGGGGTGTATGTACCGCGAACGTCACCAGTGGTAGTCGTAGCAGTTGCAGTGTCAGCGGCGACAAAAACACCACCATCTTGCGCCAAAGCGTTGTTGCTCTTCACGCTTGCCACATAAGCAATGTTAGGAACACGAACTGGACAACCCAACACGTTGGTTGTACCAACAGTCAGAGCAGTACCAGTAGCGCCACTCACGCTCACAGAAGTAACAAGGTAGAAGGCTTTCAAACCACTTACAGCGGTGCTGACAGCGGCGCTCGAAGTGATTGCTTCGCTCATCGCTTGACCGTAAACGTCAAAACCAGACACAGTCACAGTTACGGGAGCCACACCCAAGGTGTAGGTCAAACCTGTTGGTGTGCCTGCGGTGGTCACAACCGCCGCGCCTGCCGTTGTGGTCAGAGTCGCAGAAGTCGCTGTCACAGCGGTCAGGATGTAGGTTGTTGGGTCTGTGTAGCCTGTGATAGTACCTGTGCCACCTAAAGTGCCAGAAATAGTCAAACGCTGACCAGTTACCAAACCAGATTGCGAGGTAAAGGTAATACCGCCTGATGTGTTTGCAATTACAACGCTAGACAAAGTGGCAACAGCGGCGGTTGCAGTTGTCACGCGAACACCGCGAGGAACATCAAGCGAAAACGCAGAAGTGCCAGCGGTTGTGGTGACTGACTTCACAGAAGTGCCAGCAGTCAACGTCAACGCACCAGCAACGGTAGGAGTTTGTGAAGCGGCAATGTTGTTTGCAATAGCGGCTTGAGGAACCACATCCCACACATAGATGCGACCCAATGGGCCAACACCAATGCTCATTGGGGATGGATTTTCAAAAGGCTCTAAGTCATGCAAAGTCAACGCAACAGTGTTTGCAATGTTGATTGCTTGATTGAGGGTATAAGTACCAGCGCCACCAGTACCAGTGCCAAAGGCAGTGATAAAAGTACCGTCAGTCACGCCAGCACCATCGACATACATACCAACCACGATTGGAGCGCCAAAGCCCACAGAGGTGATTGTCAGTGTTGAGGAGGAAACGCTACCAGTACCACCGATTGCGGTAGTAGAGGCGTTGCGCAAGCCCGTACCCATGTACGTTTGGGCTGGGCCTAGAAATAGGTCATCTGAATATTGAGGCATTTTGTCTGCTCCTTGAAAAGTTTGACAAATACAAATTAACAAAAAAAGGGGCTGGGTGTTATCCCAACCCCCTTGGCGTTTTTACACGCCGGGTGTGCCGTAAACGGCGCGTGGGTCAGTGAAACCCACTTGGTAACGCTCGGTAGCCTTGTAGCGCATGGAGTCGGTTTCAAAATCGCCTTCCATAGTCTTTTCCAGCTTACGACGCATCAACAATTTCATGCCTTCTGGAGCATCTGTCTGCACCCACCAAGCGGTAGATGAAGTCAAACGAGACAGAACAGCCGCGCCTTCGTCAAGCAAGCCAATTGACTTGATTGGGTTGACGTCGTTGTTGCCTGTACCTGCACGCAGGACAGATTTCAACAGAACTTCAGCTTGGAAGACGTTGCCCGGAGCCACAATCAACTGACGTGGAACCAAACGAATCTTCTTACCGTTGTTGTCCACAGCTTGGCGAATCTGAATCAACATCTGCTCAAGCGATGTCTGGCTCAGGTTAGCGGCGGTGGTCAGCAAGTTGCTGAAAGTACCGTTAACGATGGGGTGTGAAGCACTGTTCAGTGCCACGCCGTCACCGCCGGGGTACGCGCTGTTGAAAGCGCGGTTCAACACGTTTGCCGCCAAAGTCTCTTTGGTCTCAATCAAAGACTGAGCCAAGTGACGGGCGTAAACCTGACCGATACGGATATGGTCACCGTCTTCAACCAACACTTTGGTCAATGCGAAGGCGAGGCCAAACACGTTGTACACATAGCGTTGCAAGAAGAGAACACCACCCTGCTGATACGAAACAGGAGTTCCGTCAGGCAGTTGAGGTGCGGCTCCAAATCCATAAAGGACTGGTTCTTCGTGGTAGTTACGGGGGATACCTTCTTGTTCACGGAAAACTCGTGACCATTCATCGGTACGTTGGTCATAGACTCCATCGAAGCATTCGTTGAGAATTGGTTCAACGATGCTTCTAAAGTCCGTACTGCGCATTGGAGCGGCCATTTTTTAGTCCCCCTTAAATAGCATTGATGGTTGCGACATACTGGCTACGGCTCACTTGAACCTGAACCACGGTGTATGCGTCACCCCATGCGTTATCAACACCGGGCGACAAATTGATGATTCGCAAATCACCAACAGCGCTCGAACCCACCAAACTTGTAGAGATGGTGCATTGCGACAAGCCAGTGGTTGTGGAACCAGCGGCAATGTTGCTAAAGTTTGCTTGGTCACCAACCGAAGTTTGAGCCAAGCTACCGTCTGCCTGAATGTCGTAAACGATATTGGGGTCAGAGTAGTAATAAGTCACTTGAGAACCAGTTTGGTATGCAGTGTTTGCAATCCATTGGTTGCTCACAATACGACGACCAGTAAGGTCGGTGTATTCTTGACCAGCGAAAGCACCTTGGAAGGCGCTACCAGCAGTAGCGGCGATGATGTTGCCGCTAGTGTTGAGGGCTACAGGCTGGCCTTTCAAAATGCCAGTGTTGTAAGCCGAAGCAATACCGTTGGAAAGCGCAACCGCTCTATCCAGACCCGTAGGATGGAAAGAAGGACGCAAGCCAAACGGAGCATTGGTTGAAGACATAGTCTCACTCCTTTGTTCAGTTAAACACCCTACCCAGCAAAATGCGGAGCAGGAATAGGTTTGTCAATGTCATTAAGCCCTTCGCCTTCAATCTGACCGAGGCTTCTGCCCCGACTATCGCGTCCCACGTTTTGCTCTGCTTGAAGACGAATTTTGTTCGCTTCTTCCAGCGGTGCATCATGGTGAAAATGAGCCATCACTTCTTGGTACAAGTCCATAGGAATCTTGTAAAGCAACATCTCATTACACGAGATAAAACCTTCATGTTCTCCAGCTTTTACACGGTTGTTTCGCATTTCAGGTAACTCATCCGCTTTCACGGGAACGTACCCAAGGCGAAGCCGTTTATCTATGCTGTCGTAACTGTTAGTTGTCGATAACCAGCAAACGTGCCATCCTTTCATGTCAGGCACACTAGGCAATGCACTTTGTGTCCATTCGTCTTTCCACATCTTGCGACGTTCATCCGACGATGCCATTTTGTCCTCTGGAGCCTCGCGAATCGTGTCGCGACTTCCGCGATTATCGCGGTCTCCAGCATTCAAATTTTTCTTTAAACGAGAATCCATTTTATTACTCCTTAACCGTTATTGTTGCGTGCTTCTAAGGCGTAGCGTCGAATCATCTTTGCTCGTTTCTCAGCGTCATCCCACATACCTGCATCTTTCATGGCTCTCACCTGTTCGGGTGATAAGGTAAATGAATTACCTCTACCATTATTCGATGCAAATTCGCGTCCTGAACTCGTCACTGCACTTCGCGGTCTAGAGCGTGGCTTCTCATCTGCATCTTCAGTATACCTGTGGGGTACTACTCTTTGCAAGCGCTTGTCAAGTTCTGTCCAATACTCCGCAGTTTTTGGGTCGTAACCCTCTTCTGCAAGGATGGCATCCTCGTTCAATGCGCGGCGTGAGTCGGGGTCTTTCCCGTTAGGGTCGTACCACGGGTTATTTGCCATCCAGTTGCTGGCATGGCGTTGGAGTTGAGGGTCTGGAGCCTGAATCGTGCGCTGATTTTGCGGTGCAACAGCGCGTTTCTTCAGATTTGCCAAAGCCTCTGCCTGTCGGCGTGCTTCAAACCACATTTCTTGCGCAGAAGTCAGCAGTTCGCCGTTGCCACTGCTGGTGGCTTCAGAAATCTTCTGTTTTGCGAACAAAATGCGGTTATTTTGGTCTTCAATTGCCTTATCTAGACGCGCAAGGTCACTTCCGTGAGACTTACGCTCCAAAACGGAGAGGCGTTCGAGCAATTGCTGGTTCTGACGCTCCAAAAGGGTCAATTTGACGTCTTTTTCGGTCGAAACAGCCTTGTGGTACTCCTTGCGACGCAAGCGTTTTTGACGCTTTTGCTCACGAAGAGCCTCTGCGTCCTCATCTACAGCACCGCCAACGACCATTTCCTTCTGTCGGGCGCGTTCATCAGCCTCATCGGAGTCTTCGTGACCTGAATCTGGCTGTTCATCAGGAGATGGGATGCTATTTGGCAACTCAATCGTTGCCGAGCCATCTTTTTCTTCCTGAATGACAATAACTTCTTGTTCTTGTTCGGTACTCATACGAATGCCCTCACTTCAAGTGGGTTACCTGTAATTTTGGCAATCACCTCGTGGTCGTTCAGCACCATAAATTCGACGTTTTCGTCGTCTCCATGTGGAACTAACCAGCGGTCGCCAGTCCATTTTGGTACTCGTAGGTAATCTCCTACTTCGCACCATATGCCTTCGACCCAAGGCTCCATCGTGTCGCGCTTTTTGAACGCTAACGGGCCAAACGCAATCACTTTAGCGACGGGGTTTTGCGCCCGTTCAGTGTCGCGAGTCTCTTCAGGCAAGATAATCCCAGATTGAGTCATTCGTTTCTTGGCTTTGCGCAGTTGTACTAAAACTCTTGCACCAAGGGGAATCGCACCGGGGTCTACAACAGGAAATGCTTCCTGTAAATCAGCGGAATTACCCGCTACCGTGCTATCGGTCATCTTCATCTTCTTTCAAAAGGTGGTTTAATATTTCCAAAGACGCTTCAAGTCCGAGGTTTTCTCCGACTAGGCGTTGGTATGCATTGAAGTCGGACGCATTTCCATGCGCCAACCCCTTTGCAATCTCAGCCTGACGCGCTTTTACAGCGCTGATAAAGTCGGAAATTAACTTCATGCGTTGGACTTATCCACACCCTTGGGTTGGGAGAAATTCCCGTGGTCGCTGTTAGCCTCTGGCATAGTCGCTGTTGATTGCTCTTTTAGTGATTCACCTGTTATCCAAGCGCCAGCCGCCATGCGGGTCTTCTGACGTACTTGCTCTGATTGCAGTTCTTTGACTTCTTTTTCCATTTCATGCTCCTAAGTTGCGTTGTGTGGACTGGTTAAGTTTGATTGCAGTGTCTTCCTGCTCCTTACGCAGTTTGACCTCGTCCACGGTCAACTCTGCGGTCTTGATACGCTCTTGCGTCAAGTTGTTTTCGGCGTTCATAGCCACCTTGGCATCCCTGTCCTGAGCGTCTTTTTGCATTTGCGCTTGGAACTTCTGGGTGTCGAATGCCAGTCTTGCTTGGTCTGCGGCGGTACGGCGCTGTGTCTCTGCCATAGACGCCTGCAACACAGCCTGAGCCTCGCCTTCCATTGGAGGTGCTGGTGGTTTGAACTGTTGCATAAGTTGACCAAGTTGCTCCAGCGCAGGCAACACGCCTTGGAACACCTGTGCGGAGTCCAAACTGACGTGGTCTGACGCAACAGCAATAGCGCGGTCAATCTCTTTTGCAATCTTGGTGTCTTCGTATTTGCCCAAACTGACATCTCCTGCGGCAAGGACGTAGCCCTGCACCTGTTGGGTGTACCAGAGCATCATGTGTTGCTTGATATGCTCCAGCGCCTGCGGGATGAACTTGGGCGCGATAAGGCGGTTTGAGCCAAGCATCGGGTCAAGCGCAAACGTCAAGTGCGTCTGGATGTGCGCAAGGTGGTCTTGACGTGGGTAAGCAAAGGCTGGCTTGCCCAGAGCCATAGCGCTGTTCTCGTCCGCCGCGTTCAACTCCGCTGGCTTGCCAGTGTTTGGCATCAACTCGTTGACGTTAGGAACTTTAAGTTGCTTGAGCATACGGCTCACCACCGCACGCTGGTCAAAAATCTGTGGGAACTGCGCAGACAACTGCATGACCGACTGCATCTGTGCAACACGTTGTGTCTCAGAGAAGATGTGCGGGTCGCTGACAGGAACCACGTCGCTGTTGCGTCGGAAGTCTTCACGCTTGATGGGCAACTCAGCAACGATGTCACCCTTGCGTTGCTCGTCCAAATGCCAGCGGTTGATACGCCCAAGGATGTGCAACACACGGCGCTGGGCGTCATGCAGGCGTGAGTGGATGGAGGAGAACACCACCGCGCCCTGCTCAATCAACGCCTGAGTTGTACCCACAGGCATATTGCTGTTGGCGTCTGCAATCTTCTCTTCGGCTGTAGTCACCACGCCTTTGGCTTCAGTCGTCAGCCAGCCCAGCAACTGGAACAACACAGGGGAGGGTGGGTTGAAAGGCATGGGCATCGCAATCTTGCGAATGTCGTCTACACCAATACCGCCTTCAATCTCCGTCACTTGCGTGATTTCGACTTGGTCAGACTGACCAGAGACCTTCGCTCCCTTCAGCTTTAGCATCGTCAGGGAGTTGTTGACGTGAGCGGTGTCCAGCAAGGCACGCAATGACCCCGTAGCGGCGGCGGAAAGCCCTCCGATAAGGTGAGGTAGCCCGATGGCATACGCGCCCCGCCAAGGGATGAATTTGAACTCAACAATCCAGTCCAGCTTGGTGAGGGTGTCGTCTCCCTCTTCCCAGTTGCGGTACAGACCAAGCACCTTGTTGTCCAACTCGTCAATCATCAAGATGTAGGGCGCGGTATCGCCACCAGTGCGGTCGTCGTCGTCAAGGTCAAGCCAAGTGTAGATGTGGTAGACACGGCGCAAACCGTCTTCACCGTTTTCAAACTGCTTGCCTTCAATCTTGGCGTTAGCTTTTTCAGCGGCGGTTTGCTCTGGCTCTGTCGTAGTGCGGATAAAGTCAATGTCGCGATATAGACCACGCTTGATGCGTTGCTTGAACTCCCACTCGCTGATGTCTTGCTGTTCCGTCACACGCTGTGAGGTGTAGAAGTTGGCTGACGCAAAAGGAAGCAGGATGTTGTCAATAGCAACAAACTCAGCGCAGGGGCGACGCTTCTTGTCGTCGTACCACATCTTCATAAACTGCGAACCACCCAAAGGCAACTGGGTCAACATCTGCTCTTGCTCGTCGCGGAACTCTTCAATCTGCTCAGTCAACTGCCAGTTCATGTAGTCGCGCTTACGCTCTGCGACTTCAGTCTTCTCTTCATTCACGTCGCCCAAAATCTTTGTCTTGGCGGGCCCGTCTGGCGGGAACATTTCTTTGATGGCGCGGGAAGCAAAGTCAACGCACGCCTCAGCCATCATTGGGTGTACGACCTTGGAGGCTCCGAGGAACTGAGCGCCACCCGGCGCATCGTCCCCCATCCCAGTACGGCGCAGACCCTCTTCGTATTGTTTGTCGCGCTTCTTGCGGGCTTGGCGGTCGTTGTCAATCAACTCTATGTACCGCATTGCCAGCGACTCCAACTCGCGCACGCTGACAACCTCTTCAGCCAAATTGGCGTAGAAATCTTCGTCCTCGGCGGGGCCCTTAAAGTCCTCCAGCTTTACAACAGCGGAACCGTCAGGGAGTTCCTCGACTTCGGGTTCCTCGCCGGGGAGCATATCCACCTCCGCGCCCCCCTTTTCGGTCATGCGGATGCCGTCAATAAAGCGGTCTTCGTCTGGGCTAATTGGAAATTCGGTCGCCATGTTTAATCCTTATCGTGACATTGCGGTCAATCCGCCACGTCGTTTCTTTGGTGCTTCTTTTGCAGGGCGCATATTACCCACCTTCTTGACGCCTTTTTTAATCAAGCCTGCTGGCGCGAGGATACCCGCTATCGTTTCAGAGATAGGAAATTCGTGTTCGCCAATCATGCCTGCCTTGCGCATTGCGTCGATGTATTGCTCACTGCCAAACCAAGGCTTCTCGGACGACAAGTTGGTATTAGCCAGCGCGTCAACTCCCATCAGTCCCAAGTTGGCTAGGTCAGGGATACCGCCAAGGTATTGAGCGCCAGTGCGAAGAGCAAAGTCTTTCACCCCTCGTGCGCTTTTAAGTTGGTTGGCTTCGTCTTTGACGTTTTGCTTTGCCCACTCGTATACCTCTGGGGCGTTGCGCTTGATGTTTGCCCAATCCTTTTCCGTAAGCAGTGGCTCACGACGTGAGCCTTCAAACGGGTTAGTCTCTTCAGGGGAAGCAATCCCACCACCGTCAAACTTTTGAGGCTTTTGCCATTGAATGGTTTTGAATGCGCTACCGCCATCAGCGTACGCCTCTGTTGCGTATGACTCATCAAACCTACCACCACCACTAGGTTGGTAGTCTCTAGCGGCGTCAATGTCCGCTTGACTTACGCCGTACTGCTCCATAGCGGCTTGGATTTCATCTTGAGTACGCTCTTGCGCTAAGTAGTCATTGATGACGTTGTAGTAGTTGTCAAGACCCTGATTTTGCTGTGCGTAACTGTAACCAGCAGACGGCTCAGAATCAATAACTGCTGGCATGAAGTCTACTTGCGCCTCTGGTGTGTAGCGCTCTGCTGGCTTATCCACCTGCGTGATTTGCGCAACCTCTTGAGGAATGTCTACTGGATAGCTGGTCTGCGCTACTTGCTGAGGAGTGTCAACAAATCCTTGATTTGCTGTGTCCATGCCTTTGTAGGCATTTGCAAATTGGTTAAGGTATGCCAGTTTTGCTTCGTCGCTGTTTAAATGGAAACCAGATTCATCCATCAAACTCTTGTCGTTCAACATTCCAGACATCGCGTCAACAAGCGTTACGTTTGGATTGTTTGCCGCTATGTCACTGTACAAATCATCCATTTGCAAGGTCGTACTCTTGATAGCCTCATCGTATGAATGAGCCTCTGGTTGACCAGACAGGATGACGTGTACACCCTCTTCACCAAGCCTAGAGACAATCTCGTTTAGATTGTTGCGGATGACGCTTTCATCAACACCTTGTGCAATGTCGTTAGCACCGATGTCCAAAACCACCGTTGTGTTTGGAGCAAAGGTTCCGCCGTTGCCTTTAAATTCATTCAATTGCTTTAGCACATCCGAAGTCTTCTGACCACCGATGGCTGTGTTTGTAACTTCCTCACCAAACAGTTGCTTGGCAAGTCGAGTCTTCTCGTCTCCAGCCATCCAACTAGCGCCAGCCAAAACGACTCCGCCTAGTTCGTTTGGTTTGCGTGTTGCGCCTTTGTCAAGCACGGAGTAATTCTGGATGTTCTTCAGGTTTTCTTGTATTGACCCACCACCAGCCATCATTAAACCGCCACGAGCCTTCTTCTCTGTGGGGACAACACTCAGTTGTGGCTTGGGCGCGTTCTGCTTGTTGTAGGCACGCAGGAACTGTGCGTAAGCATCGTCAGGCATGAACTTGCTGGTGTCTGCGGGGATATTCTGCGGGTCGGGTCGGTTGTACGACTCCATGTTTGCACGGCGCTGTCCTAGTTCATCACCTTGCTGGAAAGCGTGAGGCATTTCCTGTTTGAACTCTTTGACGCTATCCCACGTCATGTCGCCGTTGGTTACGCGCCCGTCAGGCATTTCTTTGAAGGTATAGCCATCGGTCGTCTTAAACAGGCGTCGAGCAATGTTCAACCCGCCCTTGACAATCTTGCCACCATCAGCAAACGGTAGCATTGTTGCGTATCCGCCATTGGCGTACTCAAAGTCGTCAATGCTGGCGAACTTGGGGTTCTTGCCTAGCACGAGTGGGCCAATCTGAATTATCTCTTCAGCATTGGTGATTGGTTGCATGGTGGCGCGGTCATAGAAGTAGGAGTGACGCTCAGGGTCCATCCCAATCTGTCTCCACTCTGGGTGGTTCAGATACTCTTGCGCTTTAGCAATCGCCTCCTCATCACTCATTGGGTTCCAGTCGCCTTTGATTCTGGCGTAGGGAGCCTTTGCCCCACCAAGAGCAATGCGTTTTGACTCAGCTTGGCTGATGCTGAGGTCGGCGTTCTTCACGCTGGCTGTTGGGCCATACGCGACTTTCTTTGCCTTCTCGTTGTGGATGGAGTTCACCCAAACGCCCTTGCCTGTGTAGGCTGGGATGTCGAGGCGCAGACCGACCTTAGAGCCGGGCTCGTACTCCGACTGCTTGCCGTACCGCTCCTTAGCCGCGTCACCTCTCAACGCGCCGACCGCCTCGTCTTTAGTTGCGGGTTTTGGAACAAACGAGTAGGGCGTCACAGGCTTATACAGTTTGACAATGTCGTTGTACTGCGCCTTGGTAATCTCGCCACGGTTCAGCTTCTCAATAGCCTCCGCGACTTCAGGGACGCGCTTAGTTACGTCCTTGTAACTCATGCTCAGGCGGTCAACCTTGGGGGCTTCTTCACCACTTGCCAACAGCTTTTTGCCAATCGTCGTTACGCCTTCGACCAGCTTGCCACCCTTGTTCATAAATTGAATCTTCTTGAAGCCAACCTCTCCGCCTTTTGCCATGCGGGCTTCGATAGCGGCTTCTAAGCGGGCGTCAGCGGCGGCGATGTCTACCTTGCCACCCTTTGCCATACCACCGCCAGACATACGCTTTGCCATTGCTTGGGCGAGGCGACGGTCAGCGGCGTCGATGTCAACCGCTCCGCCCTTCTTGAATCCCTCACGAATCAAGTGGCGGATGTACTCGTCATGCAGTGCTTGGCTTGGGAGTCCCTCACCTTCAAGACCTAGCGCGAGGTCGTAGTAGCCCGGCCCTTCGCCCTTCACCTCATACGACCCGCTCTTGCGTCGTTGCACAATCTCTGGTGACCACGGTCTTTGGAAGCGCTCAGGCTTCTTCTCCTTGAACGCCTTGTGCCAGTCAGGCAAGAATATCTCGGTAGGCGTTGGAATCATGTTGACGTTCATGTCCTTGCCCGTGAGCAGGGTGGGGAAGCCGGGGTGCAAGTCAGGTCTATACACCGACTCCTTCTCCAGCTTAAACAGGCGTGGACCCGCCGCGAACGTCGGCACATCACCGCCATGTTCAGTATGAAGCAGTGACGGTTCCGTCTCACGCTTGAGCGTGTCCGTCGGTTTAAAGATGACACCCTTACCGCTCTTCTCTCCACCCAATGCAACTCCACCCTTGCTTGGTGGGATGCCTTGACCCATCATCAGGTCAGCCAGCGCGGCTCGTTTCTCAAACGTGTCCGCCTGCCTCCATATCTTGGGGTCACGGATGTTTGCACCTTCGCCAAAGTTCAGCGCGAGGTTGTGGTTAATCTTGGCTTCCAACTCTGGTGACAGGTTGCCTTGCTTCATTGACTCAAGGAACTGGCGCTTCAGCTTATCGAACACAACAGGGTTGGTCTTGAGTTGGTTAGCGGAACCGAGCATCGTCGTCCACACCGTCTCGTCGTCGGTCAGGTTCTTGAGACGCGCCGCTGTTCCCTCATCCATCACGCCCCACACCTTGCCAGCGTAGTTGGGGTCAGCCTCACTGATTGCGGAGAACGGAGCGCCACCGATGTTCCCGCCGCCTACACGAGTGCGGTCAGCCTGCGTGGTGGTGACGCGCTTGACGCCCTTCTCCATCTGTTGACCAAGCGCCTCAGACGCTTTGACTGGGGGTTGAGACTTGATGAGAGCCGCGCCCTTGCGACCAGCCTCAGCGCGTTGAGCGGCGGTGATTGCCGCAATCGCCTCAGCTTCGTTCTCCCCGTCAGCAAGCAAGCGCTTCGCTATGTTGAGTCCGCCCTTGATTGCTTTGAGTTGTTTGGGTTCTGCCATAGTTACACCGCGTAGGGATTGACCCGCTCTTTGCGGGCATAAGCATAGTCATCGTCGTCATCATACCGAGGCTCAGGGTTTATGTCGAGGAAGCCCATGTCCTTCATTAACCGAATCGCTTGCGTTGCGCTGTCGACATAGTCGTCGTGCGTCGAGTCAGGGAATGAGCATATCTGCGACAGGAACCCTTCGCACCAGTCCTTGACGTAGCCCTTGCGCACGCTGGACTCTGGGAGCCAGACACGCCCAGTGGCGAAGATGGAGGCGGTGATTTGCAGGCGTTGCATCTTGTCAGCTTTGCCGGGGTTATATCCACGCACAGGCAGGTGAGCCGCACGCAGTTCTTGAATCAGGGAGATACCCGCCGCCTTATCCTCCACGAGTATCAGGTCAGGGCGCTTGGCGTCCTTCCCTTCGCCATAGGAGACGCGCCACTCTTCTAACACCTTGGGCTTGAGCAGGGGGAACGTCAGGTGTTCAGCCCAGCAGTCAATGAGCAGGACAGACATTGGCCCATCCATCGGCTTGAACACTCCCCACGTTGTCATCGCGGTCGGGTCGTTGTACTCCTTGTCACTGAAGGCGCAGTCATAGCTTTGGACGATGAACTCAAACTTAGGGAAGGGCTTCTCGGCTGGGTACAGCTTGAACATATCGCGCCCGACCACCTTGCCGTCTTCGAGGTCGACCAAGAGACCCATCACCTCCTGCTCATACAGCTTGCTACCCTTGTACTGTTCTAGCTGGTTGCGGAAAGATGACGCTAGGTTAGCTTCGTTCTCATAGGTGCTGGCGCGGTCAATCACCACGTCGTCACCCTCACGTCCCACCAAGTCGATGATGAGGTCTTTGGGGCGCGGTGTCGTGGTCACAATGACGCGGGGCTGGTCACCCAGACGCAGACCCATCATCATCATGTCCCACGCCTCACCAGCGCCGAGGTACTGGAAGGCGGCTAACTCGTCACACCAAGCGAAGTGGAATTGAGGGCCACGCAAGCGCTCATACGAGTCGCCACTGATGCCACGGATGATGGAGCCATTGGACAGCTTTATCTGGTGGTCTTGCTTGTTGTAATCGACCACCAACTCTTCGGGGATGCAGGCTAGGAGTCCTGACTGACCCTCGAAGCAAGTGAACTTGATGTCATTGGACGTTGGAGCCAGCACGAGGCAACGGCTGTTCGGGTTTGTCCATGCCCACCACCACAGCGCCTCAGCGGCGGAGCGGGTCTTGCCTGCGCCTCGCCCTGCCAGCATCATCCAGACGGTGTAGTCCTGCTCTAGCGGTGGCGGTATCTGGTAACGGTGGGCGCTGGCTACCCAAGTAGCGTGAGCGATGTATGCAATGCGGTCATGCTCCGAGCGGGCGTTGAACTCCGCCTGCACGTCTGGGTCTTCAAGAAGTTCTGCAAGCATAAGTTCTACTCAAGCACGCAAAAAGAAACGTGAAACCCCGCGTTTTGGGCAATCGATGTAATACTTACCCAGCACGCTTAGTCATCTCCATGTTGCGGATGATGTCAAGGAACTTGTTGGCGTTGGTGTCTTCCGTCTTGATGGCGGCTCCACCCTCCACGCCTTCGAGCGCCACACGGTCGCCATACTTGCGGGGCTTCAGCTTCATAGCCGTCCACTTACGCGCCTCTATGCGGTTCTTCTGCCAAGCGATGTACGTCTGGTCGAGGGAAGTCCGCCCCTCCTTGTCGGTGTACTCAGGGGGCATCTCGTCAGCGATGTCGAGGATTTCGTCAGCGTTGGTGTCAGCCTGCTCCTCCCGTGCGCGTGCGTATTGCTCCGCAAACAGAGGGTGGCGAATCAACCACTCGTAAACTGTCGACTGCGCTGGGAACACTCCCACCGTATCCGCTTTCAATATCTGGCGCAGGCTCATCCCCTCACTGAGCATCATGCATATGAGGTCTGCTGTCTGTTGATTGAACTTTGTCGGGCGTCCTGTTGGTTTGGGCGCTACAGGCGTCTTTGCAGGCGCGGTGCTACCTTGGGCTTGCTTAGTAGCCTTCGGCGTCTTGGTGGGCTTCTTAGCCCCCTTCTTGATGGTTTCTGGCATAACCCGTAATCCCCATGTGATTGAACGAATGAATGTAAGTGTATTCGATTCGCTTTGGGTTCGCCAGCAAGATGTTATGTCGGGCTTTAAACCGACTCGGTTCTACTTCGCTTTTGATTCGCTACACAGTCTCTTGACGTATGCGCTGGACTCTTGTTTCATGCAATCCTCCTCGTCCAGTGTGAAGTCAGGAACCCACATCCAGAACACGAGGAAAGCAATGAACATTATACCAATCACCACCTTCTCAAGCAAGGTCTCTTCTCTCATTTCACCTCCTCCACAGTCACGCGATACTTGCGACCGTTACGGTCTTCCACGTCGATAGTCTTCTTGGTGCTGGCAAAGCCACCAGTCTCAGTCAAATCGTACTTGGGACGGCTCACGCTGGCAAGCAACTTCTCTGTGTCATTTGCCTTGAGGTTGCCAACGATGGTATGGGCAATGTAGTCACAGTAGACAACGTAGGACTTTGGCAGGTTGTCAAAAAACTTGTTGACGATGGTGTTCATTGTGTCGAAGTGAGTCATGGTGTTCCCCTTAGTTGAAGTATTCGGCAATTTCGGATTCGATACGGCTGGTGTCTTTGTCGGACAGCTTGCGCTCCAGCCAAGGTGCTGGGCGTCCACGGCGGTCGCACACCTCGAACTCAGCCTCGGTGTAACCGCGATAGTCCCAATCGCTGGCGGCGTGGTACGAGTAAGAGCCACGCACGCTCTCGAAGTGCGTGACACCAATGATGCAGGGGATGCCTGCAACGCGGGATTCAATTTCTGCTATGTATGACATTTCGCTTTCCTTTCGATTTCGATTCGGTTTAAGCGCCCAAGAACTTCACAACCCAACGCTTGGCTTGAGCCAAGGTCTTGAAGTTCTCATAAGCAGAGTCAGTGCTGGTCTGCGCATATGCGCTGTACTCTGCGCCGTCAAAGTAAACCTCACCGCGAACATCGCCAGAGCCGATGATGTGTGAGCCTAATTTACGAGTCCATGTTGCGTTTGTCATTTCACTGTTCCTTCGCTGTTGTAGCACCGAGAAATTCAGTGCATGGTGTAATTGTAACTTAAACAAAGGGGTGGTCAACCCCCTTGTGAAAATATTTTTATTAGGACTTTCCCTTAGAAGCCATAGTTCTCTGCGCAGATGGGGCCAATGCCACGGGCGACGCTATCGCTGTCAGTCAATTGGCGACCGCAGACTGAGCAAGCGCCGAATTTCATGCCGTAGGCTACAGCGGCTTGCTTAGGGTCGCTGGCGACCGCTGTGATGCGTTCTGAGGCTTCTGTGGTGCAGTCGCGTGATGTGAAGAGGCGACCGCCCATAACCTTGCCCAAGTACACGCCGTCACCCTTGGACTTGATGTAGATAGCGCCAGCGTTCTTGCTGTTCTCACCAGCAGGACTGAACACAAAGGTGTCAAGGCGCAACTTGGGGAACTTTACGCCTGCTTGCTTGGCGTTGTTGAATGCCACCTCAATAGCCTCAACGGATACCACAGGGGCTGTCTCAGCGCGTGTGGCTTGCTCCACAGCACGAGCGGCTTGGCGCTCTGCGTCCTGCACAGTCAAGCGCTGGACGGTTTCCATCTGGCGCTCTGTGAGGTGACCAAACTTGTTGAGGGCGTCGAGCATGGAGCGGGCGAACTCAAAACGTGGTGCGCTGGCTTCCATCCACGCGGCTTCGGCCGGGTTGGCTTCTTTCCACTCAGCGGCTTTGTTGGCTTGCGCATCAGCCTTAGCGGCGGCACGCTTTTGTGAAGCCATCTTGGCTTTCATGCGTGTAGCTGGGCTAGTCTTGAAAGACATCTTGCCCTTGCCCTTGCAGGCAAAGCATTCGCCAGAGCGGACGTTGATGTAACCAAAGGTGAAGCGACCAGTGCCGTTGCACTTAGGGCAAGCCTGCTCGAAATAAGTCACTTCGTTGGCAGAAGACTTGGCTGGTGCGCCAAAGTCCAAGTCATCTTCCATGTCGCTGAAGGGGTTTGATGCTGTGTTCATAATTCGCTCCTAATTCGCTGTTACCTGCTCATTGCAGTGCTGTTAGTATAACGCGAAATTAAACGAGTCAACAACTATTTTAAAAATATTTATTAGTGGTTTCCCTAACCCTCAATTACCCAGCCTGCAAACTCGCCCATACGGAAAAACAGCTTGGCATCCTCCCCCAAGATGGCTGGGTCGATTGGAACCTGCACGCCAGCCAAACTCATCTCCTTGGTCAACACGTCTTCTGGCTTCGCGCCCTGCTGTAGCTTGAACTGCATCGTGAGACGCTTCAGGACGGTCGCAAAGTACCCTTGGTGGTCACAAACCTTGTCCACCACTACTATCACCCCACCCTGCTTGCAATTCGCCCTCACAGAGTCGATTAAGGCTCTTCGCTTGTCGATTGGGATGAACATCATTGTCAAAAACAAAATGTGTACATTTGCTGGAGGCACTTCTGTTCTGGTGATGTCTGAGTTCTCAACAACAACACTATGACCTTTTTTGTTGTATCTCTTTTCTAAAATCTTACACATTGAAGCGCTTTTCTCAATTGCAACAATGTCTGCCATACGCTCATCTGCCAGTGGCAGAAGTTTGCCCACCATATTCCCTGTAGAAGCGCCGATGTCCACCACCACGCCATACTCTGGCAAATAGTTGCGGGCGATGTATACCACCGCGTCGGTCACCATGTCGTACCACGGCAACTGCTCACGGACATGAGCGTCAAATGTGTTGGCAATCTCTGGCGTGTCAAATGTCCAAGATTTCATAATGGGAACCTCTTTGCAATTTCGTAGATGACTGGGATGGTGACGGTGCGACCGCAACGCTCGTAACGCTCTGCATCACTGACCAGCGAACCGTCTTCATAAAATTTAGTGAAGTTGTCGGGCAATCCTTGCAGGCGCTCACACTCCAATGGCGTTAGGCGGCGCAGGCGCTCACCAACGATGACTCCATGTCTGTCTTGAGCAGTCAACGTGAACGCTGGCTCGTTGTGGTCTTTGACGCGACGCCCGTTCTGGCGCTTGCTATCGCGGTGAGGCGTCAACACTGGGCGAACCTGCATCACAGCGCCGCGCCCTTGATTGTTTTGAATGCCCTTCCAGTAGTGACCGTCAAGCGTTGGAAAAACGTCCTTGAACTGCATCACTTTGCCTGTTACGAAAGGCATGAGAACAGGTCGTTCTGATTCGGGTTCCCCTCCTCGAATTTCTCCTTGCGTTCCTTTTTCTTTTTCGAGAACATCTTCTGAAACGCAGAGTCCGAGAGGAAATACTTGGGGTCTGGGTTGTCCTCTAAGATGTCCGACAATGAATACCCGTTCACGGTTTTGCGGGACTCCGAAATTTTGGCTGTTAACAACTTCCCATTGAACGTCGTACCCCAGTTCATCAAGACTTGAGATGATGACAGCAAAGGTTCTTCCCCCATCGTGGTTGAGGAGTCCCTTGACGTTTTCAAGGAAAATATAAGGTATTCGTTTGTCTCTGAGAACGCGACAGATTTCAAAAAAGAGAGTACCGCGAGTATCTTCTGTCGAGAATCCAGAGCGCTTTCCAGCAACGCTGAAAGTCGCGCACGGGAATCCGCCACATAGAAGTTCTGCGGCTGGGATGTCGTCGGGTCGAACAGTTCTAATGTCTCTTGGGTCTGGCTGATGTCCGAAGTTCCGCTCATAAATTCTCCTTGGCTTTTCTAATATTTCGTTTGCCCACACGCACTGGTGTCCCGCCTGCTCAAGCCCCAGACGGAACCCACCAATGCCTGCAAACAACTCAATGAATCTCATTGAGGCTTACCTTCCATCTTGAGGTGCGCCAGCAACTCAACCAATGCAAACCTGTCGTCTGGGTATTGCTTGATGTAATTCTCAATCTCATGGAGAACGTAGTCAAAGCCGCTGTTGAATCCCTTGATGTATTCGCTCATAACCGCCTCCGCTTGTGGTCGCTTGCAATCTTTGTGTTGGTCGATGAAATAATCCATTGCGTCAATAATGACGTTGATAGGTGCAGGCATAAAAGGCGGAGCCTCTTCTGCGCCGCAGAACTCGCATTTGAACTTGCCGTTCAGGCTGTTAGTGATGACGTGGTCGCTCATGCTGTCTCCCTTGCCTCTTTGCGACCGCGCTCAACAAAGTAGCGTGCGTCTGATTGCTCGTCGATGTGTTCTTCTTGAAGCATCTTGCGGATGCCTTCCGCTACAGCACGCGCCTTGTCGGCGTTGGTTGCCTTCTCGTACCTGTAGCCTGCATTGATGTAATCTGCTTGTGCGTGTTTCATGTTGGCTCCTTACCAGTTCGCATATTTCTTGAAAGCCTTGGTGTACTCAGCGCGGCTTTTGAACGCTCCATGCTTGATGCAGTGGTGCAGGAAAGCCTTGTCCATAAAAAAGCCCTGAGCCTTCTCGTCTCCTGACTTGCCCAAGTCTTTGTAGGTCTCGCCGTCGTAGTAGTCACGCAAGACAAACTTGACCTTGTCCCATAGATAGCCACCGTCCTCGTTCTCGACCAGTGACTCACCGCCGACGCGCCCGTAGCCGTCATAGGAACCCTCGAACTTGCGACCGTCGGGCAATAGAGCCACGACGTTGTTGAGGTGCGGAATGCCAAGAGAGTCAACCACCACAGGCAGGTGAGTCTTGGCGCAACATTTTGAAAAGTATCCCATCGCTTTTCCTTCGCTTTAGTTTTTTACGTTGAATTCTTGAATGTAAAAATTGCGCAGTTCGTTTTCTTCTGCGCATTTCAATGCCGCTTCGCGTGTGGCGAACACAGCAACCACATCAACCTCTTCTTTTAAAACATAGACTTTCATAATCGATTCGCTTTCGTTTTGGTTAGCCCCCGAAGGGGCTGGTTGATTAACGTGATGTGACCTTGACGCTAAACACAGCGGATGTTTTGGTGAACTTGGCGTATGCGTCTGCGCCATGTTCTTTGATGAATGCGTCCTTGTCGAACACAGAGCGGTTGCTCTCAATGTAGGTAGCCTTGAAGATTGCACCCTCGACAACCTTTGCACCGCCTGCGCTGGCTGATTCTTTGATGCTGTCTTTGATTGCATCGGCTTGCTTAGTGAGGTCAGCAATCTGAGCCAACAGTGTGCCGAGTGTGTCTACTGATGTGAAGTTGATGTCGTTGTTCATAGTTCGCTTTCGTCTGTTACCTGCCTTGCAACAATTGCTTGGTCAGTGATGGTAGTTTAATGCCAAATTAAACGTGGTCAACAACTTTTTTAAAAATATTTCTAAGGAAAACCCTAATATGTTGCTATCCCGCAACAATGTCTTGTTCCGCCATTTGGCAGAAGATTGAGCATTCAATGTCAGGCTCCTGCGGATAGTTCCCGTCTGTAGGCTTGAGTTCATCAAGGTAGCGGTCTTTGAAAATGGTCTGCTTCTTGAACCGCTCCAGCTTTGCCATACGGTCAAACTGCTCAGGGAAGTCAACCCGAATCTTGTTCCAGTACCCCATCCCGCCCTTGACGCAACCAATGCAGTTGTTGTTGAGGTAGCCCAGCTTGTACATCTGCGGCAACTCAATGCCCGCGTTCTGGAGCATCGCTAGGCAGTCAACCTTGTTCAGCCCCTTTTCAATCAATGGAACCCACACGTCGACCTCGTTGTTGGCATCAATAAATCGGTCATAACGCTGTTGCTCTTCAGCGGTGTAGCCAAACACTTGACGGTCGCCGACCTGCTCATAGCGCTCACGCACTTGCTTTTTCAGCACGCGAGTGCATGGAGCCGCGCCCCTGATGTTCATTGCGCTGGTCTTGAACGTCTCGTAAATGGAACGCTTGTAGTAGTCGTTTCCAAGAATGACAATGTCCTGCCCAAACCACTTCTCGCATTCCGCTAGGAATCGCTTGTTGTCTGAATGCTCCTCCATGACTTCGGTGTAGGCAATCACCAATGGCAACTTGCCTGCGTTCTCCGCGATAGCCAGCTTGGTAGCCACGGCACTTGCCGCCCCGCAACTAAACCAGCAAACAATTCGTTTTGTCATTCTTCAATTCCCAGTAAAGTTAATGTTTCTTTGAGCAGTTCAGCCTCGTCATACCCGTAGTGCTTCTCGAACCCCTTGGTTCCCATCCCGTGCAAGCCCTTAGAGCCTCTGTGATGCTCTGGGCATAGCGGTATGACACTGAAGTGGCTAGAACGCCCCCAGCCCCCCGCTAAACGCCTTGGATGGTGCAGTTCAGCGGGCGTTCCCTCATACCCCATTCGCCTGCACACAGCGCAACCCAACTCAGCCACCGCGCTCATGTGCTTTTTTTCTTTGAGGGTGGTCATTGGCGTGTAGGGATTTGGGCTTGCATGAACTTGATGAACTCTTCATCGGACTCGTCAACGGGTTGCGCATTCTCAAACAGGGTTCCGCTCTCAGCCATCTGGTGGATGTCAGCCAGCATCTCTGCTAGTTCCTCTGGCGTTCCATCAAAGTTGTCGAAGCAACCTTCGGCAAAAACAATTTTCAGCTTCTCAGTCATTGTTTACCTTTCGTAAAACCTGCGCGGCTTTTTAAATCGTGGCACGTCTGGCATCTCCACTGCGGAGCGCCTCTACTGTTTTTACCTTTTACATCGGCTGGTCGCAAGCGACACACCTGACACGTTGGCTTCTTGTCAGTCATTCAATTCCTTTTTAAGTCGCTCATTGCGTGAGCCTGCTTCAAATCCTGCAAGGTATGCGCGACGCTCTACCCAGTATTGCTCTGGGCGGTGGCTGTGTTCCCACTCGTCAAAAGACTCGACGTTGGTCTTCAACGAAACAATCTGACGCTTGCGCCAGCCACTTGCCTGCTCACGCTCTATGCGCTCAAACTCTTCGTCTTCTGGTGTAGCCGTCACAATCATCCTCCACATTGAATAAACCATAAAGAATAAACCAGTGCCAAACAAAACGTGATTGTGGATTACCCAACCATCAGCGAGGCAGACCACCCACGACAAGCCGTGGATGACGCCCCATTGAAAAGAATTAAAACGCATATCTGTTGGAACAAATAACGTCGATGACCGTCTCAGCGCTGTAGCCGTTGACGTAGCGTTTACCGTATATCACACGGGCGCGTAAGCCAGCCTCTTGGCAGTCCTTGATAGCGTCAATCTGCTCACCACGACTCAACGGTTGGATGTTTCTGTCCATGATGAGGTTCTGCACAGTGACGTGCGGTTCCTTGTTGGATGAACACCCAGCCAATGCGCTTATTGCGCACACTGCAATAAAAATCTTTTTCATAGCGTTGCCTTTCCTTCTGCTCTGTTATTTGCTTGTTCTGTTCGCCATATTTCCACGCGCAATGTCGCCGCCGTGATGTCCCATTTGTACCGCTCCTCAATCAGCACAGCTTCTTTCAATCCTTCAAGTAACTGCACATACTCAGGGTGCGCGTATGCCTCGCGCTCTTGCGCACCAATCGCAGTCTCCATGCTTCGCTTCATCAAAATTGATTTCAATGATTTGCGATATTCTTCAATGTATGTGCGCTCTGCCTTAGCCTTGGCAAAGAGCGCGGCGTGCTTGAGGATGTAATCCACTGCCTTATGCGGGTCTCTCTCTTCACTCATAAAACACCTTTCTTTTTGCGCGATTGCGCTTGATTACCATTGCAACAAAAATTACCAGACAAATCCAGAACATGAATCCTGACATTGCCATGAACGTCCAAAAAAAATCTCCGAATGAATCAAACATTTAATCCCTCCCTTTTTGCTCACAGAGCCAGTAGTACCACGTCAATAAAATAACTGCTCCCCACGCAACAATTCCAGACAACAAAAAAAATAAACCAATCACATTTAAAAATGTATCCATCAGTCTCCCCTTTTATTTACGAAGTCCTCGCGCACGTCGAGCATTGCTTGCGCTTGCTCATACGCTTCGTAGGCAACATCAATCTTTGACTTTGCCACCTTGCTTGGCTTCTGCATCAAAGCCATCAACGCAAACATTGCGTAGATGTCAATCAACTCTGGTTCTGTTTTCATTTTTTATCTTTCTCTGCAAGGTATTGCATGACGTGTCCGTGCAATACATCAATCAGTGGTGGCTCCCCTGTGAATAAAAAGTACACCACAACCAATGACAAAATCCAATTCATAAAATTCCCTCTATGGTTATCTTGACCATACCGCCAACCTCGTCTGCCCAGTACACACGCAGGTCTTCAATCAAAGCGTCATCTTGCATAACGCCAGCGTGAGTCATGGAGTCAAGCAAAGCCTTCAGCAAGTTATCCAAATCACGGCGACGACGGTCAGGGCGAAACGCTTGAATCTCCACCTTCACCGCGTAGTCGATGTGCTTGGCGGCGCGTTGTATCAGCACTTGGTCAGCAACCGCCTTGCGGTACTCGCGCCCCTTTGCGCTGATGATGGTGCGACCGTTGAAGTTGCGCCAGTAGGTGTTGACCGTGGGAGGCCAAGGCAATGTAATTTCAATCATTGGCGTTGCGCTGGCACGCGGTTAAGAATGTCGTTTGCCAACGGCGAGTTGAAGTTCTCGTCGTCCTCTTTCCCCGCCAGCTTTGCCTCATAAGCAAAAGCCATCTCTGCGCAGGCTTGACGCTCCATAAACATAGCCTGCTTAGTTGTCTCAATTGCCACTGCCAAAATTTCAGCCTTCGCTTCACTCAACGTTCTGTTGAATTCGTCTTGCGTAAAAAACGCTTGACCCTGCGACAGTAAGTTTTTTTCAAAGTTCATTTCCATTCTCCTTCGTTACCTCGGTTACCTTTAGACCATTGCTCTCTAACATCCGCCTCAAGGCGGGACTTGGGGTGAAGTTCGTTCCACCCTTTGTGACGCTTCCCACGCTCGTCAACGTAACCATTGAACCAGCGGTACGCGCTATCGCGATTTTTAAGGCGCATCTTGATGACCTCCCGAACGAGACAACGGTGACGATGCTCATCTTCTCCTTCGCCCTCCTTGCCATAATTCAAAACCCTCCTCCGTTGTCAAATGACATCGGCATTGAATCGTGATGCTCAACAAACTGCTGACTGTCTTTGTGATACCAAAGCGAGTACCAGTCCTCAGCTTCACCGTTGCGTTGCTTCTCGCACATTAGATAGGCGTCTGGAATCATTACATCAACCACGCCGTTTTGTGCATCATGTTCTTTTTTCTTATTGCGCCACACCATTAGGACGTTGTCCACTTGGTCGCTGATTGAGCCTGAACCTTTGATGTCATTCTTGTTTGGCTTCACCTCTTCGCTTTGCAACTTGCGTATGTGGTGAATGAGGTGAACATGGACATTGTGGTCACGCGCCAGAGATGTCAACTCATCCACAAAAGACTTCTGAGCGTTGTAGTCGTCCTCGCCAGACACGCACTTCATCAACGAGTCAATGAAAATGTGTTGCACGCCCAACTCAACTGCGCTGTAGCGAGACACCGCAATTACCTGCTGTGCGGTCACAGTACCCTGCTGGTCATACAGCCAAAGGTAGTCGCAGGCGTAACCCCTCATGCGGTCAAACAGGTTTGTGAGGTAGCGGTTCTTGTCGAAATAGCGTGGCGCATCAATGTTCTCGCCTGCAAACTGGCGAAGCATACGAAATAACGTCCGCTTAGGTTTCATCTCAAACGAAGCAATCATCACCTTTTGCTTTTGCTTGATAAGCCCCAAGGCAATCATGCCCGTAACCATGCTCTTGCCTCCACCGTTGCCACCAGCGTAAAGCGTCACCTCACCAGCGCGGTACTGAAAGCCTTGGTGAGTCTTAGACCACGGCATAGTCTGGTAGTTGTCCACCACTGGGTTTGCAAGTTCGTCTTGAAGTTCATCCAAAAACTCGTTTGCTTGCTTGACCTTCTGCGCAACGTCATTGGCTTTAAGGTATTTTTCAAAGTCCACCTCGTCTGGTTTGACGATACGGATTTTCCGAGCCGCGTCTAATTCCTGCGCTCTTTTTTGTATGTCAGACATTTGCATATTTCATTGCCTCTTCAATTCGCTGTTGTGATAATTTCATTCGCTCTCTGTCGCCTTCGCTCAACTTCTTACCTTGGCTCATGTCGTAAGCGCAGATGGATACCACCAAAGCCTCAAACGAAATGATGCGCATCAAGTCGCTGGCGTAGAACGCAGGCTTCATGCTCTTCTTGCCTTCGACTGGGTACTCGCGGCGCTTGTCGTCAGGCGGGAACAAGTCGGTCATGTCCATGCCCAGCGCCTGCACTACGTTCAAGGTCTCGCAACCCGCAAAGCAGTGAAGCAACACGCGACCGTCTTCCGTCTCACGGATTGCCAGTGATGGGCCTTTGTCATTGTGGGCAGGACAGCACGCAGTCCAAGAGCCATTGCGACCCTTGACCTTAGTCAGCATACCCAGCATACGCTCGACAGGCGTCATATGACCCTCCGACCCACGGCTGGCGTGCCTGCATCGTCTTCCCATCGACGTTGGTTGATGTACGTCAGCGGTGCTGGCTCAAACCCGCCAGTCCATTGGTCAGTCACCTTGAGAATGTTGACTTGGGAGATGATGGTCTCCGCCACAGAGTCAAGCCCAGCCTTCGCCCACTTCTTCTGGCACTCTGCTTTTGCGACCTTGCGTTTGGAGGCAGGCCAAGCATTCCAGAACTCGTCGAATTTCGACGATGTATTTATATTCTTATTCTGTATCTGTATCTTCTTAGGGTTATCTTTCGCTTTCGATTCGGTTTTCGATTCGGTTTTTGACGGTCTCCCGCCTCGCTTTCCGAGTTGTCGATTATTTTCAACTTGATGTTGATACTTAGTAACTTCGACATGGCAACGATTGTTAAAATACCCTGTTTCGGTACGTTCAAAGAATTCATCCAAAACCGATTCGGTTATGTCTAAATCAAGGCGAATCTTCCTTGCAACCGATTCGGTATCAAGTGGGATTTCCTTCTCGCTCATGTAGTAAAGGTCAAGCAGGCGTCGGTACGCCAAGTCCTC